ATAGATAAATCATCCCCTGTCTTTTCAGAATAATAAGTAGCACCCACTGACAGAGCTATGTCTTGCATCAGTTCATGTTGCTTATAGCCAAAGGAGGGTGGTATTATGGCGCAAAGCTTCAGGGAGTTCTTCATCACATTCGCCGCTAGGGTGTTTATGACTTGTTGTGAACAAGGTGCTACAATTAATAATTTTTTTCCTTCATTTATTATAGGTTTAAGTATATTTTCAACGACTAGTATATTATTTATCTCCGCATCAGAAACTAATATGTGCACATCCTCCATCACACATTCGTCTTTCTTATGGTTGTTTATAAACAAAGGAGAAGAATACCCTCTATCTACTTTTAGTCCTTGTGTTGTTTCAAAGCTGGTCTCTGAGCCTTGTGATTTCTCAACGGTCACTATCCCGTTTTTGCCAACTGAGTTGTAAGTATCTGCAATTATCTTGCCAATATATTTGTCGTTATTAGCAGATATAGTTGCTACATCTAGGAGCTTTTGTTTGCTTACAGCTTTACTTCTTTTCTTAAGGGACTTAACTATATTATTAGTCTCATCCACAATATCACGGAGCACTTGTGGTTTATTTTCCGCTTTCTCTATCTCTTCTATACCATGTTTGACTAGCGATTCGGTAAGAACTATAGCCGTTGTCGTACCATCCCCTGCGTTGGCTGCTGTTCGAGAGGCAGCCTCTCTCATCATCTGTACGGCTAAATTTTCCACAGGGTCTAGTAGTTGTATAGACTTAGCGACAGTCACTCCGTCCTTTGTTACTGTTATGCCGTGAGTATGTGAAGCGGATTCTATCAGCACTGTATTACCCATAGGACCAAGTGTAGACTTAACTGCCTTAGCCATTTTCGATATGCCGCTTATTAATTTTTTTCTTGCACCATCTGCGAAGTGCAAGTCTTTTGGTGAGTACCCTCCTGTTTCCATTCAATTAGATTTTATGCTAATATATAAAATATTTGGACCTATGTCAATATGTCGACTTTTTTTTTCTATACTATATATATATATTTTACTTATATATATATTTTTTTTCTTCTATAATATAGCTTTCAACTCGACATTTTCGACATAAAGAATATAAAGTATTGTAAATAAAGAAGTTAAGTTATGTCGACTTTAAAAATTCTCGACATAAGGTTGACATAAACTAAAAAGGTTGACATATATAATGAAAAAAGCTACCCTTAAGAGAGTAGCTTCTCAACACTTAAAACCAACTAACTATGAATTTAAACTAATCCATAAAAAATTCAGACATCTTCGCTTGAAGGATTCCGTCTGATATCATCTGTACTTTCTCTTGCTTCTTGACCATCTTTCTAAGCTTAGCTGCTTTCTCTATTCCCATCATTCCATTAGGACGGTCATTGATAAGTCTTCCGTCCTTGACGTATAGACCTTCTACAAAATTATCTTTTGCCATATTACGAATATTTAATTACTATGTTTATGAGTCCTAAAAATATTGTGAGCTCCGACCAATCATAATCTTCGTCTTTACCGTAGTACTGAAACCCAACTGCGAATCCTATTTTAATTCGATTGTGTATTTCTAGTTCATAATCCATATACAAAGGTAATAATTTTTTTGAGATATATAGGGGTTTTATATTCCCTACCCCCTGACGCTGACCACCCACAAAAAAAAAGTCAAAATTTTTTTTACTCCCCCCTGCATTTTTCGGCCGGTTAGTGCAAATTTTTTAGCAAAATTCTAGCACCGCTCCCGCTCCCGCGGTCGCTCGCCAGTGTCGCCCGCGACACCTTCCCCCGTTTCTCCAAAAAAAGAGGAAGGAGGACCTTCCCTTTTGCACCTGTCGACCCAAAAAAAAAGAAAACAAAACTCCAGGAAAGATACAAAAGAAACTCTTTAATATCAATACTTTACAGGATATTGTAGCAATTGGTCCATATTTTCCTGGTAAATTGTTTTGTATATTCAAATAATAACCTTAAATTGAACTATCAATGAACAAGAAATGAACATTGATACTAACAATTAAAACTATAATTATGTTAAATTTAAACAATGCTGAAAAGCAACTATTAGAAAGGCATCCAGGCCTTGCGACTGCTCTAAAATTTGAGGAGTATGCTCAACTGGACCAACAAATTGAGGCAACTCAATATGATACTTTCAACACTCAAATCGAGAAAGGAAAGTTAATTTTAGAAATCGAGGAAAAGCTAAAAGACCAAAGTGTTAAAGCTATGCTCGAAGATATGGAAATGTCCTGGAGTCCAACGGATATTCAGAGAATTTTAAGAATATCAAATACCTGGTACTATAGGCTGAAAAAGGCTGCTAAGTTTGCAACTGGCAACGGGGCGGCACATACTCAAAACTTATATAGAACTGCAGTACATACTGCAAAATCTGCGGGTCAAGAGGTTAAAATTGATATCGACTCTTTTAACAAAGTAGCAAAGGCTAAGGCCGATGCAATGAAAGCAGCCGATACAACTAGATATTCAGATTTACCGGTTGATGTTAAAAATTCAATAATGAACTCTCTTGTAGATACCAGTGCCGAGATTACTCCGGAGGAGGTTGCAACTGAGATAAGCCAAGAGCTAAGCAAATTCTTTGAGGGCTCTATGAAAATCAAAGTAGATGGCCAATGGAAACAAATTAAATTTTCTACCAATAGAGGGTCACAAACAAGGCTTGAGGGCGATACTCAAAATGAATTTTTAGGGATGTTCCAAAGGGCTTGCGCTCAATACATATTTGATAATGTAAACACTGTTCAAGATGAGAATTAAATACAACAAAACTGGACAAAGAGCAAGGGCTCACCTTGTTAGATACAATGGCACTGAGGGCTTAGATAGAAAATTTAATATCGTACCGGCTCAAGAACTAAGGGATGTAAATAAAAAATATTATGTTCCGAGTCCCGATGGCAAATACTTAAAAACCAAATTTGCTATAGGCTTTGAGGTAGAGAAACTCACTGTGCATAACGAGGAAGAGTACCCAATTTTTAGAGGGTATGAAAGAGATTCCTCCGTAGCAAGGAGTCCAAGGTCGGAAAGGGACTGTGAAGCAATTACAAACATACTCCCGCTAGTACCTAACTCTAATCTTAAAAACAAGATGATGGACTTGATGGCCGAGGCTAGACCGATACTGGATGCTCCAGTGGACACAACGTGCGGAGGGCATATTAATCTCTCCGCTCACGGGATGTCCGGAAGAGAACTGAAAGCCGCTTTAAAGCCGTTCTCCGGGCTTATATATGCAATGTACAAAGGTAGGCTTAAAAAGAGATACGGCAACGGGGATATGTTCTTAAATAACTCCGGCTACTGGAGGGGGGTAATCAATGCAAAGTCAAAAGTGGCCGAGTATAGATTCCCGAGTGCTGTCCCAAGCACCGAGTCACTAATGAAGAGATACTCGCTCTTCTTTGAACTGATGGACACTGCAGTACATAGACCGAGAACTAGATTCAACACTTTCCTAGAGAAGTGTAGGCCGATAGTGATGAGGATGTACGACCAAGATGCAGCCAAAGTCGAGGAGGTCTTTCAGCTAGCTAGGGACTTTCAAAGGATGCTCGACAAAGGTAGGGTTACGAGAAGAATACTCCCGTACCTACCGGAGGACTTAAATGAGGACTCGAGTCACTATGGAAGATACAGAGCGACCACCAATAGAGATGGCGAATGGATAATGGTTAACACTGCCTTAAGGATAGATAGGGAGTAAAAGCTAGGGGAGTGTCGCTCACGACACTCTCCGCTGTTTCGGAGTGTGTGCTCCGACTGATGATTCCAAAAGGATGAAACAGTAACATTAATTAAAACTAAATAAATATGAATAATGTAAAACAATTGCATCGACTGATGCCCGAACAAGTTGAAAAACTTTTGAACTATATGGCCCAAGAATTAAAGGGCGAAGATACCTTTAGCTTACTAGCTGAGGAGGACCAAATGGATTTAATCTCAATGCTATGTGATAACCCGACCGAGTGGTGGGCTAAATATGAAAATCACTTAGCCAATTCCTTTAAGTTAAAAGATGGCTCTTACTGGAGTGGCAATGGTAAATACCAGGACTTTTCAGATAAGGTTGAAAAGCTAATTCCGCAAAGCGGAGCGGTTATAAATGACCTACCGAGTTTTCTACAAGACAAGCAATCCTTTAAACCTTTGCTTGAATGTTTCAGAGTGTACTCTAATATTTACTACGATTTGTACAACAATGGTGGTACAAATAAGTATGATAGAAGAGAGGTATATAATGAAATTTACGAAGATTACTCATGGGAGTATTACTGGAGGGATGACACTAATGAAGAAGTGGTTGATACCATCGACAAGTATTTAAATTTGCCGGAAAGCAAGAGCCTTAAATATAACTACCAAGAGGAAGTTGAGGCTTACTACGATGGAGGTAGGTCCGCAGCTAATAGATACTATATCGAAAGAGTCGGAGACCTACTACTAGAGAAACTCCAAGCAGCCTACAAGAGTGAAAATGCGCATCTCTTAGAAAGGTTTAAAGGAGTCGAGGTGTAAAACCCTTAGACAAAAAAGAAAGCCGGCCTTAGTGCCGGTTTTTTTGTGCGCTTAATCCAAACAAAGTTAGGATGAAATAGTATGCAAAAGTTTTGCACACTAGAATTTTTTTTTACTCCGAACCAGAATACGAATTAACTCTTCGCATCCTTGATTTACATTTGTACTGTTTCGATTTCTAATTAAAAAAGCCGAGCGATAAAATCACTCGGCTTTTTATTATAATCCGGCGCTAATCAAACGCCACAAATAAATAATATGATTATCAAATATAAGAAACAAATCTGAAAATCCAAAAAAATTTTACAACTCTGGAAACCAGGCACTTACAAATAAATTTGGTAATGTGCATAACTTGTTGTATCTTTGTGTATAACTTGAGGTCGTGTACAATGGTGCACCCTCGCAACTAACTAACTATGTGTGTAATAATAATCAATCAAACCGGCAAGCAATTGTCAAAAACAACTTTGAGGACATCCTCAAAAATAAATCCTCACGGACTGGGGATTGTTTGGCTCGATACTTACGAGACAACTTATCATAAGTCTACGGACTGGAAAAAACTTGTAACCAATAGACCTTTCATTGCTCATTTCAGATATGCAACCAAAGGTAAAGTTAACAAGGCCAACACCCATCCTTTCGTATGTGGTAACAACAAGCACGAACTACTGATGCACAATGGTACAATACCAGGGCTAGGAACTGATGCGGTATCTGATTCTCGCACCCTCGCTAATGCACTCGGTATGATACCTCGTAACACTTGGAAAAAAGAACTTGCGAAGTATGATTCCAGGTTTGTTACTATCAACACCAGGAATAGAACATTTCAAATCTACAACCAAAAGTTATGGACTAAAGATGGCAGCACCTGGTACTCCAAAGACAATGTTATTAAGAACAACCTTGTAGCAGTCTATGGTACACTTAAGAAAGGCAATGGCAACTACTATAGCTATCTTAGAAATGAAACCTTTATTGGTAAAGGTAAAACAACCATGAAGTACCCGATGATAATACCAGGGCTACCTTATGTGATAGACAAGCCAGGAGTGGGACACCTTATTGATATTGATTTGTTTGCAGTCAGTGATACTACACTTGCTCAACTCGATATGCTTGAGGGACACCCGAGACACTACAAGAGAAGAGAAATCACTGTGCTTGTTAAAGGCAGAGTGTACAAAGCTTGGTTATACTTTGGCCAAGGTCAAGAGTACAAAGGCAAGCAGCTACACAGTAGCTACGAAAAAACCTATCCTAAGTTTTCCCTAAGAGATAGGTCTTATACTTATGCAGACAGTAAGGAGTGGACTCCTTGGTGGAGACAAGAAGAGTACTTGAAAGAAACGGAGAGTGTCGCTAGCGACACTCAATGTTTTGAACTTAACTACAACCAGGAGACTAGGCTATGTCCGGACTGCTCACAAGCAACCGAGCAAGACCCTTACTCAAATGAATGGTGGTGTCACTCGTGTCAGAAATTTGAGACCGAGGAAGTAATGCAACAATTTAAACTATAAATAATGAACAAACCTAAATGGCACGGCCATAAACAAAAGAAAGCCCAACGAGAAACCAAAGAGTGGGCAGAGCAACTATCTGATAAGGATAGAACTAGGATGAATATACCTAGAACAAGAACTCAAGGAGAACTTGTATTCAAACAAAAGGCAGACCCGTTTATAGATTTTGCCTTAGAAAGTTTAATGAAACATCTTAACACTAAAAATAAATAACAATGAATGACTTACTAAATCTAGCTAACAAATTTTTATGGATGTCAGAATTATTATCTGATACCGATGAAGAGAAAGTGGCAACCAAACAAAGAATTGTTTTTGCTACTATGAGAAAAGCCAACCCCGAGTGGCAACCACCAGGAGATTGGAACGAACTACCAACTGATGAAAAACTCAGAAGACTAAATGGAATACAAGAAATATTAAAAGAAAATAATAATGAAACCAACGTTCCTATCTAGCTGCTGCGATGCACTACCTTACGGCAATGAACTAATGTACAGTAGGTGTTCAATGTGCGGAGAGAACTGCAGTTTCTATACTGTTTAAATTTTAGTTTTAATGTTGAAGCAGGTCGAAAGGCCTGCTTTTTTTTTGCATTATTATTTGGTAATATAAATGTTATGAACTATCTTTACACCTTTGTTTAACTTAAAATTAATTGTTATGACTAAATTTAATGAAGTAATAAATAAAGTTTTAGATATCGATGTGAAGTCGATTGAACAACTTGATAAAGAGATGGAAGAAAAAGTTAAAGATACTTTTGACTCCTTAGAATTTAAAACTCATCCTTGCGGTAGTGGAGTAAGAGCCACCTATGCCGTTGGAGATGAGGACAAAGGCTTAATCATATCCGTAGTAGGAGGAGACAATTTCTACGGAGATGGTAAAGAAAACTTTGAGGTCGGACTTTGCCTAGGAGGCTCAGTCGCAGTAGCGGGATGGAAAACTAAGCAAGAGGTCGCAGACTTAATTGAAATGTTAAATGATTTTAATAGATAAAAATTTGGTAGTGACAAATCAATGAACTATCTTTACACTATCTATGAGTTTTGTATATAAAAATTGTTCCGCTTGTTCCCCAACTGAATTGACACTTGTTGATTCTAGTTATATGGGAGAATGGGCGGAACACATTTATAAGTGTAAAGCTTGTGGACACCAAGAGACAATCTACTCTGATTATGTCTATCATCTAACACCAATCGCAACCAACTCAACAACAAATGAAAACAATACCAACCTTACTGAAAAACTACAAGAGAGTATCCAATCATAAAAAATATATTTATGATAGGATAATTGAACTCCACAATAATATTTCCAGGAGAATATTTTCTATGGATTTAGAGACACAAGTGGAGGTCGTTAGAAAAAGAACGACACGAACAAAAAAGCAAAGTCAATCCTATTTTATTTGCAAATTATCTAAAGATGATTTAGATTTATTGAACGATTGTAAAAAGGAACTGGCTCTAGCTAGGAAATATAAAAGAAGATTAAAATTATTACACCTTTAATTATGCCGGAGCAAACTGCACAACAAGAATTAAATACCTACTTACTACAAAGTAATGAGGCCCTTAAAAAAAAATTAGGGGAGGTACATACATCGGTTAAGTTTTTTCAGACTCACAAGAATACGATGTCAGAATCTAAGCAAGATGTATTCCTTCAAAAAATTTTACAATCTCTAAAAATTTAATTATGAAATATAAATTATTTAAAAAGTTCATTGAAAGAATATTAGAGCACATGGAAATAAACCATGCGGACTTGTTTGAAAAGTCTAGAAAGAAGTCAGTCGTTGAGGCTAGACAATTGTTATACTACTTGTGTACGAAAAGAGGAATGAGACCAACCGAGATAAAAGATTATATGTCTAGGGAGGGTCACTCTCTTGAGCACACTACGATACTACACGGTATCAAGGAGATAACAACGACTATCGAAAACGATAAGGACTTTAAACTAATTGCTAATTCAATTATGCAAGAAGAAATTGAAGTATAACTTAGATGAAATATTCAATGAAGCTTGTTCTGATTATGCAAGTGTACACCTCATAGGAGATGGGTATGAGTCTTGTATTTACCTGGGAGTTAAAATCATTAGAGATGATGAGACTGGCGAGGTTAAAATATTTGACCCACAAAAAAGCACCAACTACTATGTCGAGATTGACCCGGAGGGCTATATGTTTTTCCAGGAGCAAGGGTGGAGAAAGGCTGTGATTCAAATGACACTATCCAAATACAAATCTAAACTAGAGAGAATAAAGGATAGTATCGCAAGAGAAATAAACAGCAGCAACAGTCAGAAGAGGTTGAAGTTCTTCAAGGAAACTAGAGAGCAGATACTCAAAAAATATTTCAAGCTAACTCAAAAATTAAAAAGTAATGACTAAACTTAAAACTACTACTATTCAAAATAAGGCTTATGTTGAGGTAAACGAAAGACTTAAATACTTTCGTTCTAATTACCCTGGCTACAGTCTTATCTCAGAAGTTTTAGAAACTACTGAGACTACTATACTCATCAAGGCTACAATCTTTGATGATAACCAAGTACCAATTTCGACTGGCTTAGCCCAGGAAGTCAAGGGAAGTTCGTTCATAAACAAAACAAGTTATGTGGAGAACTGTGAGACCTCAGCGTGGGGTAGAGCCCTTGGTAATTTTGGTATTGGAATTGATGAAGCAGTTGCTTCATACAATGAGGTGGCTAACGCTGTCAAACAATCAAGCACGCCAATAAAAGATTCAGAAGAGGAACTACCTCTGAAAGAATTTAATTTAGAGGAAGTGTTGGGAGGCATCAAATGGTATAGAGAAAACAAACCGGAGATGTCGGAAGAGCAAATCTTCCAAAAGATAGTTGACACCTACAAGGATGTCGATGACAAGAAGATTAAATTAATTAAAGAAAATTCTGATGGTAAAGAAACTAAACCTAAAGCAAGAAATAGAAAAGCTTCGTAATGATGAATATTATTATGGCGAGGGTGGTAAACAATTTCTGAGCAATTCAGATATTAAAACTCTCTATCAAGAGCCGGCGCAATTTAGATTGCCGGTCCTTGAGAATGAGAACTTGGCAAGAGGGAGGTTGTTTCATCAACTTCTCCTTGAGCCAAAGAAAGCTAAAAGCTTCCCGACTTTTGATGGAAGCGTAAGGAACGCTTCTTATAGACAATTTCTCCAGGAGAATGACTTAAGCTTCGCACTTAAAACAAGTGAAGCAGATGAAGTCAGAGCCATGGCAGAGTGGTTTATGGATGAGTCCAATAGCAAGACCGCAAGCTTAAGAGAATATCTTTTTAGGTTTGGGGCTAAGTATGAAGAGCCAATGATTAAAGAACTGCACGGGCATTTGTTTAAAGGTAAAGCAGATTGTATTAGTGATAATATAATTATAGATATCAAAACAAGTAGAGATATCTACAGTTTCCAAAACAACGCTAGCTATTACTTCTATGATAGTCAAGCATACATATACCAGGAGTTATTCGGTATGCCCTTGGTGTTCTTTGTAATTGGAAAGACAAAAAAGTCTTATGGTACAATTGATGAAGACTACTATGATGTAGCTGTATTTAATTGTTCCCCGGAGTTTATCGAGAAAGGTAAGAACAAAGTTGAACACGCTTTGACTCACTATAAAGAATACTTTGGCGATAGCAATACAAAGTCTATCAAAGACATAGTATTAAAAGGAATATTAACTTAATAAAAACAAAATGGATAAAGATAAATATGTACATAAAGAGGGAAGCGGTTCTCTTTTCAAAAATAATTACAAAGAAAAGGAAACACAACCCGACCTTAAAGGCACGATGACGGGCCTGGATGGGAAAGAATATGAAATCGCTGCTTGGTATGGTAAAACAAAAGCAGGCGATGACAAGTTATCTATCAAGCAGAGTCTTCCATATAAGAAAGATGAAAGCGAGACTACCTCTTTAGACAAACAAGAGGTAGAAAAACTTAAAGAGGGCAGTGATAATTTCCCTTTTTAATTTTTCATATAAATTGGTTTTAATTCTGAGGGGGCATCGTGACCCCCTCTTAAAACAAAAAAAATAAATCAACATTGAAACAACAAGTAACTATATTTAAAAACATTAAAGAAACAGAGACACCTTTCTTCAAAGATGTAGCTTACATACTCAAAAGAATTAAGGAAGGCAAGTCTAAAATTCTTATCAAAGAAATAAGGAAAGAAAAGGATAAGACTAAAAGAAACGAACTTAAAAAAAATCTACCCGCTATCTGTTTCAGCGGACAATTCAACAAGCGTAGCGATTCATCATTACAAGAGCACAGCGGTATCATCTGTTTAGACTTTGATGGCTACGACAAAACAAAAGACTTACTCCAGAATAAAGAGCAGTTCATAAACAATAAGTTTGTGTTCTCTGTTTTTGTTTCTCCATCTGGTAACGGATTAAAAGTTTTAGTTAGAATACCACCAGAGCCAGAGAATCATACCAAGTATTTCAATTCACTTAAGAGTGAGTTCAATTCAGAATACTTTGACACGACCAGTAAAAACTTATCTAGAGTTTGTTATGAAAGCTATGACCCACTTATATATTTTAATCCAAACAGTTTACTCTGGGATACAATTGAAGAGGAAGAGTATGATGAGAGAAGTACATACAGAGACAAACCTACAATAAAGATTACTGATGAGAACAAGATAGTAGATATCTTAGTGAAGTGGTGGCAGAAAAAATATCCAATGGCTGAGGGACAGCGCAATCACAATGTCTATATTTTAGCTATGGCCTTTAATGATTTTGGAATAAGCAAAAGCTTAGCATCATTTGTTTGTAATCAATACTCATCAAAAGATTTTCCTAAATCAGAAATAGAAACTACCATTAGGTCAGCTTACTCAAAGACTCAGAACTTTGCTACCAAGTATTACGAAGACACTGAGACTATCAATGATATAAAACAGAGAATAAAAAGAGGAGATTCAAAAAAAGTTATTAGAAGAGAGTTGATGGAGTCGCAGCTAGAAGATGAAGTAATAGATGCAGTGATAGAAAAAGCAGAGGAAGATGATACATTTAAATTTTGGAGCAAGAATGAAAAGGGTACAATAAAAGTAATACCAATCCTATTTAAAAAGTATTTAGAAGACAGCGGATTTTATAAGTACTGTCCAGAGGGTGGGAAGAACTATGTATTTGTCAAGGTTACAAACAATCTTATAGACCACACGAGCGAGAAAGAAATAAAAGATTTCGTCTTGGACACACTGTATCATTATGAAGATGTGTCAATTTATAATTACTTTGCTGACCAAACTAGACTGTTTAGAGAGGAGTTTTTAACTCTTTTAAGCACGATTGATATATATTTTATAGCTGATACACCAAAAACTTCTTACTTGTATTACAAGAATTGTGCAGTACAAATAACCAAAGATGAGGTAACAGCTATAGATTATCTTGACCTGGGTGGCTATGTTTGGAAAGACCACGTGATAGATAGAATGTATAAAGACTGTGATACAACAGAGTGTGATTACCAAACTTTTATTTATAACATCTGTGCTAAAGATTTAAAAAGAAAAGCATCGATGGAATCAACGATTGGATTCTTAATGCACGGTCATAAAAATTTATCTTACTGCCCCGCAGTGATTCTCAATGATGAAGTTATATCTGATAACCCAGAGGGTGGAACTGGTAAAGGAATCTTTATGAACGCTCTAAGCCACATGAAAAAGCTTGTCACTATAGATGGTAAGGCTTTTACTTTCGAAAGGTCTTTTGCTTACCAGTTAGTCTCAGCTGATACTCAGATACTATGCTTTGATGATGTTAAAAAATACTTTGACTTTGAAAGGTTGTTTAGTGTAGTGACTGAGGGATTGACACTGGAAAAGAAAAACAAGGATGCAATTAAGATTCCATTTAGCAAGAGTCCAAAGATTGCCATTACCACAAACTATGCAATAAAAGGTGCGGGTAATTCTTTTGCTAGAAGGAAGTGGGAGTTAGAATTATTTCAACACTACACTAAAACATTTACTCCTCAAGATGAGTTTGGAAAATTATTTTTTGGAGACTGGGATTCAGATGAGTGGTGCATCTTTGATAACTATATGATTCAATGTCTTCAAATGTATTTAAGAGAGGGGCTTGTTCAGAGTGACTTTGTAAATCTAAAGATTAGACAACTCTCAGCTGAAACATCTCACGACTTTATAGAGTGGTGCGGTTTACTCAAAGGCACAGTGCTAAATGACAAGCTTACACCAGGTATTAAGATTTATAAAAATGAAATGTATTTTGATTTCATTAATGAGTATCCAGACTACGGTCCAAAATCTAAGATGACTATAAGTAGGATAAGATTCTACAAATGGTTGCATAGTTACTGTATGTATTCAGAGGGTATTGCACCAGAGGAAGGAAGAGATACAACGGGTCGTTGGTTTATGATAAGAGAGAAACAAGAAGAAGATGAACAATTTGAAGTACCTTTCTAATCCCACGTTATGAACAAGATTTGCACATTTAATATTTTTTTCGTATCTTTGTATTATAGTTCTTTGACGTTCTGTCAAAATTGTTTAAACATAAAATCATTAATTATGAAAATCATAGATGTACGTCAGCTGCTTAATGAAAGTGGTAGACGTAAAACTTTAAAATGGAATTATTATATACATCCTAATTCCAAATACATTGGTTGGAAGTGTGACAACTACTTTTCGTTTCTTAGAGAAACTAAAAAACTTTTTACATTAAACAATCATGGATACCCAAGAGGGTGGGGATTAGGTAACACATTACCGGAAGCATCAAAACAATGCAAGTTATGGTATGGGTTTAAAGTTCCAAGCACTGGCTGGAAAAAAATTCAGTTCGTACTGCATGAGCCAAAAGATTTTTACAAAGACAATCCTAAAAATTCTTATGCTCATCTTTTAAAATTTTTATTAAAACAAATTAAATAAGTTTATGCCGGGGGGTCGTTTGGTTGATTTCTGCTCCTCGGTTTTTTTATGAAGTATCGTGACTATCAAATAGAGATTATTAAAAAAGCCACAGCCGTGGTTTATAAAAGTAAGTTTGTTTATTTGTCTATGCAGGTAAGAACTGGAAAGACACTTACTGCTATGGGTGTAGCAAACAATTTAAACATTGGCAGGATGTTGTTCGTAACAAAGAAGAAAGCGATGTCTTCCATCCAGGAAGATTACAATAAACTAAATCCCAACTACGAGATTGTTATTATTAATTATGAAAGCTTACATAAGATTCAAGGTAAGTTTGATTTAATTGTACTTGATGAAGCTCATTCAATGGGTGCGTATCCAAAGCCAAGTAAGAGAGCTAAGCAAGTAAAAGATATAATACTTATCAATAGACCCTACGTTATTCTAATGTCAGGAACACCAACTCCCGAATCATTTAGTCAGATGTATCATCAAGTGTACTCTTGTCCTAACAATCCTTTCAAACATCACACAAACTTTTATAAGTTCGCAAGAGAGTATGTCAATGTGTTTCAGAAAAAGATTGGAGCAATGCCACACAACGACTACACGCAAGGCAAAGAAACAATCTTAGATGAAATGAAACCATATATGATTTCCTACACGCAGAAGGAGGCGGGGTTTAAAGTAGAGACTATTGAGAAAGTATTGAAAGTAAAAATGGATTTTACTACCTACCAGTTAATTAAAAAATTAAAAACAGATTTAGTTATAAAGGGAAAGACGGGTGAAGTTATATTAGCAGACACTGGAGTTAAGCTTATGTCAAAGATTCATCAAATGTTTTCTGGTACTGTGAAGTTTGAAAGCGGAAAGTCTTTAGTTCTCGATACATCAAAAGCGGAGTTTATAGCCACGCAATTTAAAAATAAGAAGCTCGGTATCTTTTATAAATTTAAAGCTGAATACGATGCTTTAAAAAGTGTCTTGGGCGACACTCTTACTACCGAGTTGGAAGAGTTTAAGACCACAAATAAAAGTATTGCGTTGCAGATAGTAAGTGGAAGAGAGGGAATAAGTTTGAAAGAAGCTGATTACCTGGTGTATTACAACATAGACTTTAGTGCACTTAGCTACTGGCAATCCAGAGATAGAATGACAACTAAAGATTCAAGAAAGAATTATGTGTACTGGATTTTTGCAGACAACGGAATCGAAGATAAAATTTATAAGACGGTATCAAAGAAAAAAGATTACACTTTGAAACATTTCGAAAAAGATTTATTAAGTTTATAATTATGAAAGAAGCAAAATTAATAGAGATGGTAAACAAGATTAACAAGCTCGAAGAAACAATGGGTTTGGTAATATCTGATTTACGAAACATCAATAGCATAGCAAGGGGCACACTCGAAACGATTAAAAGGATGCCTGACTATCAAGAGGCTATTGATAAACTAAAAGAAGAAGCTGCCAAAGCAGAAGAAGCTGCCAAAGCAGAAGAAGCTGCTAAAAAAGATGAAGGACAGAAAGACTAACTTTGATTATGATTTAATTATTGGGAAAGAAGGAGAGCAACTTGTTGACCATATATTTAAAAATTGTACCATAGAAGTTAAAAGAGATTTCTGGACAGGCACAACAGGGAATATAGCTATTGAGTTTGAAAGCAGAGGCAGGCCATCTGGTATTTCAAAAACCAAGTCTGATTATTATGCGTTTGTGCTGGCTGAACAATACAGAGATGAAGTTATTATCTTTATTAAAACCAAAAGACTTAAGGAAATAGCGAGAGAATATTATTTAAAAGGTGCAGTAAAAGAAATGGGTGATGACAAAACATCTTTATCAGTATTAATACCAATAAAAGAATTAAGTAAATTTGCATATAATGACAGAGCAACAGATTCAGTCTAAAAAAATAAAAGAATTAGAAGCTGAAGGTTACTATGTTATTAAATTAATTAAAACAAATAAGAACGGTATTCCAGATGTGCTTGCCTTACATAAAGATTTGGGTGTAAAGTTTTTTGAAATTAAAACACCGAAGGGAAAGGTTTCAAAACTTCAGGAATACAGAATAGAAGAACTAGAAGAGTATGGGTTTACAACAGAGATTTTCAGGGGATGACCACTTTTATGAAATGGAAGAAAAATTTTTAGAAGAGCTAGAAAGTTTGCCTCCACTTTATAGCGCTGGAATTATAATGCAGCTAGATAAACTTGCGACTGAAATGCAGGAAGAAAAAAAATATGCTGATGAGCCTAAAAGATTTGGTATGATTGCAGGTGTTGTGACCATGCAAGAACCTTTGTTCTTCAGCGTTGAATATCTTAACTCAAGAAGTATGTTTCCTTTGTTTTATAAATTTAATATAATATCTTCGGATGAATACTTAGACTACTTAAACCTTAATAAAACTATCGACTATGAAACCTAAATTTATTAAATCTATAACCATAATACTGCAATTAGTAGAATCAAAATTTAAAGTTCAATTAAGACGAAAAGCCCGTCAACATCACTTTGTTGTGTCACGTTTTATATTTTACAAATTATGTAGAGATTTTACTTTTTGTTCTTTATCTCAGATAGGAGAAGCAGTTAATAGAAACCACGCTACAGTCCTTCATGGCCTAAGGCAGTTTGATAATTTTGTATTTTCAAATGACAAAAAATACCTTGACCCATACAATGAGCTTAAAGAAATTTTAATGAAAAAATTAAATGTTCCTATCGGAAAAGACACATACTTTACAATTGATGAGTTGATTGAGCAAAACGAAATTTTATCTAATAGATGTAAAATTTTAAAATCATTTATAGAGGATGGTCTTCTTAAAGAATACGATAGTTTTTTTGCTCTAGCTAAAAAACATTATGGTTACGAACCCCATCACGCTAAAGAAAAATATAAGCAATTAAATCAAAAATTAGAAAAAATTTTATAACTTTATGTAGCATTGATACTTATGTCTTATAAAATAGATGATATTGAAAAGATTCTAAACTTCACGAGCTGGAGTAAAAAAAGGAAAATAGATACTCTTTTTGAAATCGACGCAAACCTATATTGTAATTTAGGTAGCGAGTCTAGTAAGACAGAAGTAGAAAAAGTAAAACGACAGTCTCGTAAAATATATAAGGCTGTAAAAACAATCGATGAGTACACGGGAAGGTTATTGTTAAGAGAACAGTAAACCTTATAAAATGAATATAACACCGCTAGAAAAAAAGCGTCTTCAAAACATTAACTTTATAATGGAAGATATTCATGACTCAGTAAATCAGATATACGAAACATTGGTAGACCAAGAGTATGATGACACTCGTAAGGCTATATTGACTCTTAATAGTAAATTAAAAACTATTAACGAATCAATAAACGATGAACTATAAAGATTTTCGGCCACGATTAAAAGGAGATAAAAAAATTGCATACGACTACCTAACAAAAAAAGAAAAAAGAATATTAGTAGTAGGAGATTTACACGCACCATTTGAACTTGACGGGTACTTAGAGTTCTGTCAAGAGACTTACGCAAAGTATTTATGTAACCAAGTAATATTCATTGGAGATATTATAGACAACCATTACAGTTCTTACCACGAAACTTCTTCTGATGCCCTTGGAGGAGCAGATGAACTGGAGTATGCAATACGCACAGTAGAAGATTGGCGTAACGCATTTCCTGAAGCTGACGTAATTATAGGAAACCATGACAGAATGGTAATGCGTAAAGCTCAGACCTCAGCAATACCTACAATGTGGATTAAATCTTACAATGAGGTACTGGGAACTAAATGGAACTGGGTGGAAAGAATAGTGTATGATAACGTGCAATACATACACGGAGAGGGTGGAACAGCTAGAACAAAAGCAAAGAACGATATGATGTCTACTGTTCAAGGACACATACACACGCAGGCTTATATCGAATGGATGGTAGGTAGGAACTTTAGAATCTTTGGTATGCAGGTAGGTTGTGGTATAGATACTACATCATACGCAGCTGCTTACGCAAAACATTTCAAAAAGCAAGCTATCGGATGTGGGGTTGTTCTTGGTGGACACACAGCTATTAATTGTTTAATGAACTTGTAATGACAAATAAATACTTTGATTTTTTTATAACAATGCTGATAAACTCTCTTATCTTTTATTGTTTCTACGTGCTAATCTTCTAGCTCTTCTCTGAGATATTCTTCTTCTTCTTGCAGTTCTGGGATGTATACGATTAGGCAAAGCATCAGGATTACCTGTTTCTTTTTCAAACTCTTTAGCGAGCTCTGGGTTGTTGGCATACATCCAACGGCGTTGTGCTTTACTCTGAAATGGCATCTCTAACTTCTTTTTTAATATCTCTTACTTGACTTTTTAAATCTTTAATTTGTTGTTGTAATTCAGGGTCAACAAAATCACCGCTTGCTTTATTAGAAACCGGTTTTGAAACTTCATCTTTATCAGGTCTGTAATAACTTGTTGTACCTATTAAATCAAGGAAGCTTTCCTCTGTAATTTTTAAGTCTTTAAATATGTTAAACAATCCTGCAAAGGGGTCGAATCTAGTACCAGCAATTAACTCAAATATTGGTGTCAAGCTTCTTAAAGAAAACCCACCTTCTTTAGAAATTAAATTATACATACGAGAAACTACAGCACTATATGGGTTTACGATACTATCCTCAGAAAACCTTTTACCCTGTATTCTATTATTCATTACTTCAACGGCAGAACCTAAAAGCGGTATAGCATAAACTAAATTTAAAACAGTGTTAGAAAATTTTAATCTATTAAATACTTCTTCTTTGTCTTCATCATCTCCTAAGAAAAACTTTGCTGAGTTTGCCATAAAAACAAACATCGCATTTGCAATATAAGCATTAAGAGCAACTCTTCTTATATCAGCTGCTTTAGGTTTTTTCTTGTTAATTAAATCTGTTGTTATAGATGATACCCCTTGAGCAGTTTGATTCATTTGTAAATAGGTGGTGCTCATAAACATAGTAAACGTTCTTGTAAGAGCGTCTCTACTTCTTTGTAGCTCAATTTTATCTGCCCCTCTTCTACTTTGTTGCGTTGCATTATAATCATTAAATATTCTTAAAGCTTCTTGAGGTGACATCCCGTTTTTAATATTTCTATTGTATACTATTTTATATCCCATAATACCTAATAAATCTCCTAATACAGTAGGAGAAGCAGCAGCAGCTCTGTACCTTCTTAATGCAGGGGATTTTTTCAAACCTAAAGTACCACCGGTTTCTAACCCGTACAAATCTCCGCCGAAACCTTTTTCTAATCTATCTCTAAAACTTGCAGATATATCTCTAGTTTCTTTAATTTCTTTTGGTAAATTAGATATTACTTTAGCCATGTCTATAGCAAAACCAAATAAATCTTTTACAAAATTAGGTTTGCCGGATTTGTTAAACCTGTATTGTTCAAAAGCATTTACAAAAGAAGAAGCTTGCTTAGGTATCTGCATAAGTCTAAATGATAACGCATATCCAGTAAAGTTATTTAAAGCCCTCGCAAAGAATCCTGTGTCTACTTGGTCTATACCATAACCTGGATTGACGATTGCATTAACACTATTTCTAACCAATCGTGATGTACCAGTTTCATTCATCAAAGCTCCAACTCCATCTAACTTCATTATAGTGTTTAATTTTTTTACTGTAGAAGCAAAAGCTTTATACTTTTCTAAAGTTTCAATGTGATTGTAAAGTGTATTGGTAAATGTTAAACCTCTTCCTAAATCTATAGGGCTTATTAAATCCTCTCTTGCTTTTAATGCAGGAGCTGTTTCAGCATTAAATATTGCACTGAAATCTCCCGCTGCTAATAAGTCGCTACTAAACTCTGCCTGAGATATAGTTCTGGTAGGAAAATAGTTTCTTATTTGCGGCAAGTTTATATTATTTATTTTAGAATATACATCATTAACTCCTTCATAATAATCGGTGCTTAAATAATCAATAAGCTTATCTATAAACTCAATTACTTTATTATCAAGATTATTTTTAATATCATTTAAAACAGAATCAGTATAGCCCATTTTATTAAGCTTATCTTTTTGCACATCGTTTTTACTTAGAGCGTAAATACGAGCTATGTTATCAGGAGAGTATTCTACTTGTCTACCTTTTACATTTAAGAATATTTCTGGTTCTTTGAGTAAGTTTAATATATCATTGTAATTGTTTACACCCTCTATAGTAGAAGCTATTTCACTTATTTTATCTTGTTGATTAAATTTACCTCTTAAAGAATTTTCTTCAGCTATATTAGTTTCGTTGTAAAAATATTTTTGAAAAAATCCTTGGTCATTATATCTGTCAAGTATCTTAGTAACGGTTTGTAGATTGGCTAAATATCTTCTAATGGTTTGAAATAAATTTCTAGCTGTAGTAAAATTATAAGTTTGTGCTACACCTTTTAATCCTTTCCAAATTTTTAGTTTATCAAAATCTCTTCTTATACTAAGATAATCTTGATTCAAATCATTTCTATTTTTTACTACTAAGTTTCCGTCTTTATCAGTTTTATATAAAAATGGAAAATCTTTTTGCACTTGATTGTTAAGTTCATTTTGAAGCTCTTGCGTTTCACGTGCTTGAATTTCTCTTAAAACATTTAGTTGTCTAATAGACTCTGCACGAGCAGCTTGTAAGTCAGTAAATAAAGCTTGCACTTCCTCTAAAGATTTTTCCTGAATATCTCCAAACATATCAAAAGCTAACACTCTATCTAAAAGTCTTGACTCTGATGGTGATAATTTTTCTCCTGCTATTTCTTTGTTTGTTACTCTTTCTATTTCAGCTAAGTCAGATAAATCATTAGCTATATTAACCATTGTGTTTACAGGATTTTTACCTGTAACTGCGTTCATTATTTCACTGACAGCCTGAAAAAATTGTTTACCAGCTGCTGTCAAATCTCCACCTCTAATTTTGTTTGACCTTGTTTTAGTAGTTCTGGCTTTTTTATTTGCTAAAGTTTTTATTTTTTTTATTACACTTAGCTTTTGTTTTTCTCTTTGTTGCTCTATTTGTTTTATTATTTTTTCAGCAACAGCAGGTAAATCATCTTTGCTAGTAACCTTATTTATAGAGGAAACAAACCCTTTGATTTCTTTCTCATTTGGTAAAGCTTTTCTAATAAAATTATTAACAGTGTTTTGCGCTTGCTTTAAATCCTTTATACCTTTTTTGAAATCAGCTATTGAATTTTTTATTTGATTTATTTCTTGCTGTATAACTTTATTAGCTGTTGTTCCTAAAGTTCTATCTAAACCTAATAATAGTTGTTGTTGGTCTATCTCAGATAAAGTTTGAAATGTTTCATTAGCTTTTAAAATTTCTAACGCTTTAGCTCTTCTTGCTCCAGGTAAAACGTTATCAGCTTTTTTTACAAAGGCATTTAGCTCGGATTGAACTTGATTAAATATAGGTTGACCTACATTTATACCACCAGCTATATTTCTAAAAGCAGCAGGTATTTCTATTTTTAATTCTAAAAGAGGTTTTATATCTCTAACTTTAAACCCTCTACCTTGTAAAACTTTTTGTATTTGAATGTCTGAAAAACCTTGAGCTCTACCCACAGAAATGGTTTCTTCCATGCTCATGCTAGGGTCGCCTATGGTTTCTATAATTTGTTCGGGAGATGTAGGGGAAGGTTCAACAGTTTCTTCAACTGTAGTTTCAGTTACTGTTTCTCCTATACGTTCTAACGCTTGGACAACTTTCGGATAAAGGCTTTCCCCTTCAAGTTGTTGTTCAACGGAACGTCTTTGAATAGTTCGTAAAATTTCCCTTCTGGCTTCAGCATCAATGTATCGAGAGTTGATTGGCCTTGTGTCTTGGGCTGAGTATTTAATTTGTTTTTCATCTAATTTTTCTAAAAGATTATTAAGTTTATCTTGAAATACTTCACTATCCATAAAATCAAGATTAAGTAAAGATAAGGAATTATTTGATTGATTCAAAGTAAAATCTGTAATCCCAACATCAGCAACGGTTTCGAGAGCTCCTTGAATATTATCAACTTGTAAAATAAACTCAACTCCATTAGCATCGCCTGATTGTTTATCTGTATAATTAGCAGCTATAGTTGCTTCTTGCACTTCAGGAGCAAGAGCGCCTACTAACGCAGCAAACTCATCACCTTGTGTTTCGGTAGCGTTATTTAAAATTATATTGTTAGATATTTCTCTAACAGTTGTGCCGTCTTCAAATTGAAATCCGCCTAGCGTTTCTTCTACTTGGCCTTCTAATCCAAACTCATTTATTAATGTATTAAGACCAGTTATATACTCCGTGTATTTATTATCTTGTCTCAAAGATTCTGCGTCATCGATTGTTTCAATTTGTGTTGCAAAAAAAGGAGCGACAGATATTCTTTGTTGAGTGTCGCTCACGACACTTTCATCTTTAATCTCGACCTCTTCTACAGCTTGCTCTGTACTTGTTATTGGTTGAGCTTGTAATCCTATATTTTTTAGCTGTTCATTAATTGACTCTATTCTTTGTATTTCTTTTGTAACAAGATTTACATCTTTACCAGCTACAAAATTTTCTAAAGTAAGTTTTTCAAACAACAAATCAGCTGCTTGTTTTTGTTGTTGTGTATTAAAATTCTGTGTGGGTATTTGGTTGAATATACCTTTAGCTACAGCAAAGTTTTCTTTTATTTGTTCAGCCTGGGTTTTCGATATCTCGTTTCTTTTTACTTGATTGTCAACTGTACTGTTGATAAATAAATCTGCATTTGGAGATTGCACTATTGGCAGCTGGTCTATTTCAACTACCATATTACCAGATTCAACATCAAATGGCTCTAGTACATTATTATATTTACTTTTTTTTACGTTGTCGTTTAATATTTTTTGTTGTCTACCTTGAACAATTCTTTTGACTCCAGGGGCAAAAGATTGAATCGGCCCACCTGTAGCTCCTCCTATAATAAATGTATCCGCATATCTTGAAAATGCGTTTGCAAAAGCTTCTTCATCTCCAAGCACTATAAGGTCAGCTAAATCTTCAGTAGCTTCTGTAGCTAACTCTGAAACTCCCTCTCTTGCAAATCCTTTTTTATAAGCATTTAATATTGTTTTAAGTGATTCCTTAACAGCTTCTTTTCCTTGAGATGATAACGCTTCTCTTAAACCTTTGAACAGTTGACCACCCATTCTATAAGTTACTAATTCAAATATTCCTTCAGCTGTACCTGTAATTGCTGAATTTAATTGTGTTTTAAAATTTAAATCAGCTCCTTCTTCTTGGAGACGTCTGGATTTTGTAGCTGCTGTCCCTGCTCCTATTGCTACAATACCACCAGGAGCAAACGCAGTAACTATTTGAGGTATAGCTCCTACTGCTTCGTTAGTAAGTCTTCTCAAACCTCTACCCACATTTTCAGAAAAGATATCTTGAGTTATGCCGGTGTCGTATTGTGTGTCAACAAGCTCCCTTAAACGATTGGCTTCATTATACATTTTTCTTGAAAAGTCTGTATCCATAGGTAAACCACCTCCAGTCTGAGCTTGTGCAGTATTTAAAGTTTCAAAAAATATTTCTCTTTGTTCTGGAGTAAGACTATTTATATATTCTTTTTGTTGTTTAGGAGCAAATGCGCTAAAAACACTTTGGTTTATAAACAAAGGAATGTCGGATATACCTCCTACAGTTCTTAAAAAATTGGATTTGAAAATTTTACCTAAATCAGATTCTGGAGTTTTCTTTTCTTCAGCTGACTCTGGCTGCTCCGACAAACCATCTTCCAATTCTAACTCCGTATTTATTTCTGGAGTGTCTTTTTTTTTTAAGGAAACTTGAAATGATTCAAGAGTGGGAAACTTTTCTTTATCCAATAAAGGATATAATTGATTTACATCTCCATCATCTAAAAACTTTTGTAGTTCTTCAGCGTTAGAAAAAACACCTGTTGGTAATATGTCAAATAATTCTTGTGTTTCCATTACTGAGCTGGAGATAAATTAAATTCTTGTATGTATTCATTCATACCTTTACCTTTGTTTTCTTCTCTTTGTGACCATTCAAAAAATGGAGGCACATTTTGTGTATCACCCTGTGTATCACCCTGTGGATTACTCTGTCTTCTTATAAATGCGAGGGACGTAGCTAAATCTTCTAAACTTCTTACTGAAGGTACGAGTCTAACTATCTCATCAATTATTTGTTGTTGAGTTTTACCTTTAGTATTAATAGTTATACCTTCACCTTTATCTCCTCTTTCTTTAATATTAATTATTCTTGCAGTAAGCATATTACCTGCGCCACTTACAGAAGCATCAATACCAAGAGCTTGTAAACCTCCTAAAGCTTGATTAACTGTATCATTATCGGCAAACTGTTCTTCTGTTAAATCTGAAAGTCCTACTACTGTGGTAATATCATCTACCAATCCTTGAATAGCATCTGTTCCTCCTTGACTTTCTACAAGCTTGTCATACTCGGCTAACTCTTCTTCTGATAATAATTGCTCTATTAATGTTCTAGGAACTTTATCTCCATACAATGCTACAGTTTGTATCTTTCTGATTAAATCTGATTGTATTTGAGAATCGCTTAACTCATCCTCAGCTTCAGGTTCTCTTCTATCAATGTTAAGAGAGTTCATTAATTTTTGTTTTACATGGTCAAACGCTGCTTGTTTTTGAGCATCTGTTATTTCAAACTCATTTGTATCTTGATTGAAGTATAAATCAAATGGATTATCAGTTTTATCTGTAACAATTTTATAGTTCATACTGTCAGCTAGTACACTCTCAAGCTCAAAGCCTTCATCAATTAAAGATTTAATCTCTGTGTCTAAACCTTTCATTAACTCTTCATTACTTACAATCTCATCATACAGTTGCCCTTGGTATTTTAAACTTCTACCCTCAGTATCTTGTAAAAATTTAGTTCCTAAATTCTGTGCAATAGTATTTACTTCTCCGTCTATATCATATTTATCTCTGGTAAACTTAGAGAAGTATCCAAGCTGTGATACATCTAATGTTTTGCCTGTAGGGTTTCCATCTTCCCCCAGTTGTGAGATAATTACCTCACCAGTTTTAGGGTCTACATCTAGTGATACTCTACCAAAGTCCGTATAGTTTTGTGTAAGCTCGTGCATAAACACTTCTATTTTAGAAGCTGAACCATCTTGTGCACGCTGTGCGTAGTTATCGAAGTTTGAATTAAAACCTTCTACTGCATCAAAAAGTAAGCTTGTACCTGATTTTAAATTGTTTTCAAAAGCATTATACTCTGCAAGAGTTGAGTCTTTGTCTTTATACCTTTGTAAAGCAGAAAGAGAATATTCTCTTGCCTGGTCTGTATATCCAGAAAGTATTCTGTTTAGTGCAGTGTTTTGTCCAACAGGTTTATTAAGTAAGGTCTTTGTAAATTCGTTACGATTGTCAAGTATTTCTTTTTTAGTAGCTAACCTAGCTTCTTCATCAGCTTTTAATTGGTCAGTAAATTTTTGACTTACCTCTGCCCAGTTAACAAACAAAGGTTCTTTATCTCTTACGTATCCGTATCCTGTAGGCATAATCTATATTTTAAGCTGTTGCTCCTGTAAACCCAGCCATTCCACTACCACTACTTGAGCCGCCTCCTGAGAAACCACCCATTGAATCTCTTCCTGTCTCTACAATATCTTCTTCTAAATCACTACTTTCATCCCCATCAAATGGGTCTTTCTTAGCAAGGCCAGCAGCTAACTGACTTAATAAATCAATACCTGCTCCTGTTGCCCCCATTTGTCTTGCTCTTTGGTCAGCTAACATTCCTTGTAAACCTTTTACTTGTTCAAGCTCTAACTCTGCTGCGGCAGCATCTGCTTGTTGTCCACCTATAGCTTGTCTTAATTGTAAGTTAGCTAGTCTATCATCATACGTTGCTCCAGCTTTTTGCTGAGCCTCTTGTATAGCCATAAGCGCTCTTCCACCAGCTGCTAAACCTCTTTGGTCTCCCTCTGCTACACGCTGCAAGAAGTCTCCAGCAGTTGCTCGAGATGCGTCGAGAGCTAACTCTAATCCTGTGGTTGGAACAGATAACCCTGCGAATCTATCCATATCTAATCTACCTTGTGCGCTTGCAAATAAATCATCTATCTGGCCTTGATATTCTCCTTGAAGCTGTCTAGCGTTTCTGGCTTGTCCAAAACTAAAAGCTGCTGGCGCACCTTTAGATAGTAATTGACTTCCTACTTTTGAAACAGCCGCTTTACCAAGTGCTGGTAGTGCTTCTTTTGTAACAAATTTACCCACTGCTGGTAGTGCTTTTGTTTTTAAAAATGTACCCACTGCTGGCAATGCTGTTTTAGCTAAGAATGTTCCCGCTGCTGCGAGTGCTGAACCTATTGGCATATTATATTTTTTTTATCATTTCATTACAGTTTACATCTCCTTGTACATAACCCCACTCTTCATAGGTTTTCATTAGGTTATCATTTTTAAGGATAGCGTAAACAAATTTACTTCCTTGTTCTTGACAGATGCTTGTCAGCAATCCAATCAAGTGTTTTACTGCATCGTGTCTTAATTTTTTATCTACATTTTTATCTGAGATAATCCATTCTACCCACGATACTTTTGAGTTGGTAAAATACACAAAACCTGCGCAAACAGGTTTATCTTTGTATGAAACCATTATTCCTCCTTGTCCATCTTCTGGTAAAAATTCTTTCGGTGGAGGAGTCCAACCCCATTCTTTCCACCAATTTACCAAAACTTCTTCATAATCAGAAGGATTTAATTCATTTATGTTAAATTCCATTCTATGCAAAGATACTAATTTTTACGGATAGCTTTTCATAACTTCAGCCTCTACAGCAAAGAGTTCAACTGAAGTTGTACTTGGATTTGTAAGTGTAAAGTTTAATTGATGACCTAACATACCGTTTACTTCTGCCTCAATATTTTTAATGTATAACATATAGGGGTCTGTAACACCTATCGTTTGTGCACCTGTTATGTTTGTATTAGCAAACAATCTGTTTATACCACTTCTTAAATCTACCTCAATATTAGTTATTTGTCCTGCAAATTTTACAGTGGTATATTGAGGTTCAGAAAAATAAAGATAATCACCTATACTAACTATATCGCCAATAGATACCAGTGGGTTTACAGAAAAGTTTACAGTAAGCACATTGCTTTGTAAATTCCATCCAGAAGTTTTTCCAATACCATTAGCAGACCTTAGCGCAAATTCATTATCAGGCGCTGGTATTTGATTTGTTTTTCTAAGGTATGCAAAGTATGCACCTTCTTTCTTTTCAAACCACCTGTAGTCAACATATCCTTCATCTTGTATATCTGTCTTTGAGTTAACTGTCCATGCAGAATCTGATTCTAGGTTTATAGTTTTAAATATTTTATTCTCTAGCGGGTTTTGATTAAACACACTTGTTATTTGAGAATCATACTGTTGGCCATAAAAATTATTTCTAACTTCATTTGTATTGTGTTTATATAAATTACCACCATTAAAAGAATACAAATAATTATTCATACCCATCATATATTCTGGTATATAAGAATAAAATGAGGGCCATCCTTTTACACTGCCAGCATACGTTAAAGTATATTCCGTTGTAACCGGTGATGGCACAGGAGGAACTGTACTAGGTGTAGGAGGCGTAGGCGGAGTCGGAGCAGGTGGCGTTGGACTTGGTACGCTACAAGTAGTTGAATTATAAATTAGATTATTCTGACCACCCATATATCCATGATAGTAACACTCATAACTTATAGTTCCATAAAAACCAAGAACAGTAATTGTTACATCTCCCCAATAATATGTATATGTATTCCCATCTAAACCAACTTTAGGCCCAACCGCATTTGTACCTGTATATGTAATTGAACCAGTTAAATTATAATTTTGTATAGCAATTGGATGTGCTGCCGGAACGTTTTTCAATACGTATGTTCCTACATTAGTTCCGTATGTACCATAGTTTCCACCAAACACATACTTATTACTTCCGCTAATATTTTGAATTGTAACTTCATTCTCAGCTCCTAAACAATAATCAGGGGCTGGCGTTGGCGCAGGAGTCGGAGGACTCGGCGGTGTAGGGGGAGTCGGAGGACTCGGCGGAGTTGGATTTGGCGCTGGATTAACTGTACCACAAGCACTTGTACATGGAACATCTACTGGAGTAAAAGTACCTGATATAGAGTTTTGTGCTACAGGTTCTCCGTTATAAAATGTTGAATCCTTATCTATACAAGGGGTAGAAATTTCTCCTTCTTGAAGTATAACTCTTTGAAAACTTCCATCACAACAACTAATAGACCATCTACATTCTCCTCCTGTTGCTCCAATAGGACAAATCAAGTCATACGATATACAGTTTGCCATTATATATAATTAAAGTACAAATTTACGAAAATTTATTGGTGCTAATCAATAAAGCCCCATATACCTGTTTGATGGTGTTTGGTGAAACAAATACCTTGTGAATTATTAAATAAGTTTGCTGGTAATATTTCTACATTTTCTTTGTCTTGTTCAATAAACTCAGATAAAGCAATAGGTCCAACGGTTTTTCTAACAATTGTACCTCTTAACTTTTCTTCATAATTTGGATAAGCACGTACTGCTTCTAAATTTTCAATAATATTTTTTCGGGAGTAGGTCAGAAACCGTGCCCAAAAATCTGACGGAGGAGAAATCATTAAGCTGTTTTGAACAACCTCATCTGCTGATGAAGCTCCAATAATATAAATTTTATTTCTATCGATTTGGTTTATAAAAGGAGATATTAATTCTACATCCATATCTATGTATGCGCCTCCTATCTTTTCTAATATTAAACTCCTAACATAATCAAGCTTAAATATCTTATGTAGCATATCCAAGACTTTAAAAAATTCTGGGTCGTTGCATTTAATAAACTCATCGATTTCAGTATCATTCCACACTTTTATACAGCAATGTGATTTCTTCCAGGAGTCTAAACAGTAGTGCCACTTTTGAGACCATTTGGATTTATCTTCAGGAGCTAGGAAGTGTAAAATCATTTAACTTGTAATGTATATAAAAGTTTCTAAAAAAGTTTCCGCCGAACGGTTCTTTCCTTGCGTGCTCACACACAGCCGATTCATACAGTATCATATCTCCTGGCTGCGCATAAACTTTATACCACTCACCATCGTGGCCTTTTATATCAAGAGGCCAGTCATCTGCGTATTTTTTATTTTGGCATCCACATCTTAAATCTTTATCTACTATAATTATTGAGGATATGTGATGTGTTTCGATTCTATCTGTGTGTTCAGTTAAACTAGAACCTTTTTTGTAAGACCTAATACCGTAAACAAAACTAGGGTCAAGTTTTCTGCCACAAAAATTTTCGTGCACATCTTTTAATTGTTTGTGTAGTATATTTTTAACTGTAGGTAAATTATCAAAACTTAACATTGTAGTTTCTCCTGGCACATAATGGTCTTTACCGTCAAAGTTTTCTTCTACTTCTTTTAATTTTAATAACTCATAACACTCTTTAATTAAATTCCACATATCGCTTGGACATTTTATTAATTCAAAACCAAGGGGTGTTAATTTAGGAAGCGGTGAGTCTGATTGTATAACATTATTGTTAACCTTAACCACTTTGCTTTCTAAAACTTTTTCCTCTTCCACTACTTCACTTACAGGTTCTTCTGTAAGCTCTTTATGTTTTTGTTCATCTCCAGCACCATCCCATCCATTTTCTCTCCACCAAGATGTAACAATATATTTTTTACCAGACACAACTGGTTGTCCTTCATGAAGCATATCATCTACAGTAACCCCATCCATCATATTTTTCCACCAAAGCGCTTTTCCTTTTTCAGCTTTAAATGATTCTGATAGCTTAGGAAAGTTAGTTTCACCACCTTCAAAGTCATCATTTAAATATATCATTAAAGTATGCGTTCTGTTTCCTGATTGTAAACAGTGCATATCATAGGCAGGCCCACTAAAAAAATCGTGATGAGGTTTAAAATATTGACCCGGTTCATACAACTGCCCTTGCAAAGATTCTCCTTTATTTATCGGTAAATTTAAATAGTCTGCTATTTTTTTATGAACACTTTTAATTATAACATTATTAGGGTCTAAATTTGAAGTGCTTGATGTTCTATGGTCTGTGATATCAGAACGGTCAGTGCCACCTACCACTACAGATGAGCGGGTGTGGTTTGCGTCTATCATTTTTATGAGTTCGTCACACTCTTCATGTGTGATAAAGTTTGATATTTCGTGCATTAGATTTAATTTAATTTATATAAAGATATAAAATATTATGGACAACCTATACAACTTTGGAAAGAAGTACCCGTCCAATATCTTGTATACGAACCGTTAGTCACATAAGTAGCAAATCCATATAAACTAGTACAAGTAGAATCTGTACCATAATAAAGAGTTGCATCACAGAATTGGGCATTATCAAAATAATGTGTATTAAATCTTGTTGCTGCACAAGCATCGTTAGCACTAATATTGTTTCTTGTTATATTGTTTATTGCAAAACAAGAGCTTGGTGTTGGAGTCGGTGGTGATGGCGGTGTAGGCGTAGGTGCTGCCGACTGACAAGTAGCACAATCAGTGTAACTAGTATAATTACTGTACAACGGTCCTGTTACTCCTCCTAAGTCTAAATACTCATAACATATACCAGATATTAATAATACATTCGGGAATATTGTTCCCCCTGGTCCGCTTACTTCAGTTATAATATCATTACCTCCAGTAGCACAATCTCCATATCTTGCGTATACTGTTGCAGGAGGAGTAGGTGGGGTAGGAGTAGGTGGTGTAGGCGGTGTAGGTGGTGGAGCACAATCTGTTAAATTACCACAAGTACCTATTTGAGTTGTAGTAATGTTACAATTTCCTACAGAAACACCTAATGTTATAACTTCCCAACATCTTGAACCATCAAATGTAGTTCCACAACCACCTCCAGTTCCTGTTCCTTTAAACGCTACTCCTGTAGTTGATGTGCTGAAGTTTACAGTAACATTATAAGTTGGCGATGTTGTGCCACACTCTCTAATCTCCACATCTGTAGTAGCTGGAGGAGTTGGAGGTGGTGATGGTGGCGTAGGAGGCGTAGGCGCAGGAGGACATCCTGTTTCCGTACCCACTGCCTGTACAGAACAATCACCTTGGCTATATGTTTGACCTGCATCACCCGCATATCTATAAAAGTAATTTATATTACTAGCACTATCAACAAACCTTTGGTCAAAAGTAGGTGCTTGAGATGCTAGTAACCAACAATCTCCATGGTTGCCACACGACGTTAATCTATACCATAATTGAGTAGGCGGCGTAGGTGTTGGAGTCGGTGTAGGTGTCGGTGTAGGCGGTGGAGGTGTTGGTGGTGTACCAGCACACGCAGTACAATCAGTAAAAGCAGCAGATATGTCATTTGTATTTACAGTACCTCCTGATTGAACTTCATAACAAACTCCTCCAAATTCAACTGATATTTTTGTACTTCCAACATCAGGGTCAGTAGTTCTTATTTGAATCACATTAGTTCCGCTACATTCTTGAACTGCCCAATAATAATATGTCGGTGTAGGCGGCGTAGGTGTTGGAGTCGGTGTAGGTGTTGGTGTTGGTGTTGGTGCGATAGTTCCTAAACATTCACTACAACTAGCATACTGTAAACTTGGCACATTTTCAATACTGGTCGAACCAGTAGTTGCAGGGTTGTTGTAACATATATTATTGTATTTTACAAAACCTGGAAATGTAACCCCAATACCATCCTCTAATCTAAATATTTGTTTAGTTGTATTATCCTCACAATCTTCATACTCTCTGTAAATGTAAGTTACAGGCGTAGGTGTAGGCGTAGGTACTGTTGCTAAACAAGTAGCACAGTCCACATACGTTGGTAAAGGTGCAATATCAGTATTTGATACTGATGATGTGGTTTGAGGATTTTCGTAACATTCTCCATCAAACTTAATAAATCCTGGGAAACTATACCCCGAAGCACCTCTAACAAAAGTTAAAACAGTTGCATCGTTACACTGCTGATATTGTTTATAATCATAGACAGGTGGGGTTGGTGTTGGTGCTGGTGGATTTCTGTAATCATATACTAAATATAAGTTGTTACCTGTTGAGGGAACAGTAAAAGAACCTTTGTAATAACCTGGAGCTCCAGCAGTATTAATTGGTATATTGTTTACTAATCCTAGTAATGTTGTTACGTCAGTTTCTGTGTTAGCATAAGTTGTGTTAGTTCTTAAATAACCATAGTTATTATTTGTAGCGTTAAACTGAAAATCATCAAAGTTTATTTTGTTTGTAGCAATTGTCATTACTGAACCGTTAGTCGGTATTAAACCAACTCCTTGGTTTCCATTAATAAAGTTGTATTGTGATATAACAAACGCACCAGTTCCTGAGCCAAATGGAACAAGATTTGATTGAGTAGCAGAGAATAAACTTCCGTCTGTCCAACTAGCTTCATTGTGGATAAATTTACCTGCATCAATTGCATCTGTTACACAAATACTATATAAATTAAGAAGTGTTCCTGAAGGACATTCTACTGTTATTTCAATAGTATCATCTACAGTTGCATTAGAACTTACTTCAATAACTACCTGATTAACTGTTGTTGAGTTTTTATTAAAAGTAATTTGTCCGCTTGTATATACTAACCCACTACTTACGCTTCCACCATCATATAAAGCTGTAACTGTATAACCAACTACACCCACTCCACCTTCTGTTGTTATATTGTCTCCTGTTTCTGTAACTATATCTTGAGATGTAGCCTCAGTAATAATATTTTGAGAACCTTCAATAGGAATATTATATCTAACTACTACCGTCCCTAATTGCTCTTCTAAATCTACACAGTAAATAAAAGTTTCTCCTGCTGTAATTGTTATGTTTCTACTTACACCACAAGCTGTACATACAGCTACCTCTGGTTTTAATATTGTATTAGAGGTTAATACATACTCATTCATGTAAGGGTCATAAGCTCCTAGCTTTTGAGTAGTAAACGAAGCAGTAAATAAATCTCTAAACCAACTTCTCATACCTGCTTCAGATATAACTTGAAGCTGCTCGTTTGCAGCGGAACTTCCAACTAAATTTATTACAGCACTTCTTTTTGCATCGGTAAAAAATTTACTTTCTCCCCAAGCCGCAAAACTTTCTGGATGATTACTTATACCATAGTTCTCTATTCGAGCAATTTGTTTTCCTAAAACTTCAGGAACTGATGTAAGTTGTCCATCTCCACTTGCGTCACTTAATAAATCTTTTCCTGCTAATACGTAGGATATTTTATCTTCTTGTAACACCAGAATATCATCTCTTCTTGCATACAATATTTCTACATCACCAAATGTTTCTTCCAGTGGTTTAAAATTAGCTAGACCAAGATTAAATTCATTTAATTTATTTACATTAGTTTCATCATTAAATACTCCACTATAAGTTACGTCTGCAAATCTATGAGCTTTTTGAAAAGTTGTATTTCCTGTAGTTAGTGTTCTGTTTCCTAAATTAAATTGTTCACCATAAGAAGCATCTAAAATTTTATAACTTTCTACTCCATTTCCAAATGCAAAACAGTTAGAAAAATCAGTTCTTACAAGACCTGCTACTCCTGCAGCTATATCTTGATTTGTTACATTTCCTAAATGGTCACCTAAAACATCTATTTCAAAAGATTGAGAACTCTCATACCATAAATCTGGTAGAGCAGGTTTTGGTTCTGTCTCAAATACCACTACTGAATCTCTTCTGTAGATAGTAAAATCTACTCTTACCTGTGAATCTCCTCTTGAGCTTCTGGACGCACACCCTTCCGTACCTGACACAAGTAGGTAATAACTATTAGGAGATGTACTGGTATCTTCGTGTAGTCTGTAATAATTTGTTGATGTAGGACTGGTTGCTGTTGAACCAAATATATTTGTTATAGAGCTTCTTCCATTTGAACCTGAATTTGCTCCTGATGGAAGTCCGCTTGATTGAGAAGCTGTTGATATATATACATTATTAATATCAGCTGGAGATACTACAGCATTTTGTTCAATAATAGTTTGAAGGTTTTCATTATTAAAAAACTCTTGTATGTTGGCGTAAGTATCACTACAAATTATAGTTTGCTCTAAAATACTGCTTCTTGGCTCACATTGATTTCCTGTTCCAACTCTAGTTTGTTCTATCTGCATAACCACCCTTGTTCCAATCGGTAAAGTATAATTAGAAGTAAATGCTCCACTAGCATCTCTTAAGAAAAAAGGATAAGCAATAACCGGATAATTACCAGCCGCTTTAGCTTTTATTGCTGGTACTTTTTCATCTACAATATCATCTTCATCCATTTTAGCTTCAAAAGAAATACTATTCATTTTCATATAAACTCCTTCAGGTACTTGAACTGCATTTCCATTTAAGGTAACTGTTATGAAATCTTTGTTTTGTGTTTTAACTTCAAGCACCGTAGCTTCTGTACAAGTAGATAAAGGTCCACTAACATCTCTTTTAACTATTAACCTATCACCATCTTTTACTTTCCCTATATTGTCTCCTTCCAGTAAAAAGTATACATTATTAGTATTATCATCTTCTAAAAATATACTTGAGTAAATGGTATCATAAGTGTCTCTGTCTGCCTTTATACAAAACTTATATCTTGTTGCAAAACTAGGAGCTCTTTGTGTAACAGGTATACTTACAAGAATTTCATTTTTTGTAGTAGATGCTGAACAAGGTATGTTTACTGTATTGTTTGTTGATACAAGTGCAGTAGAAGCTCTGTTAAAACTATCCATATAAATTATACCAACCTCATATCCTCTGTTACTATGTAAACTTCCTGAATTTGGCACTTCAGATATTGATGCTGTAGCATTAGTAATTTTAAAATACTCAACAATTGTATTTGTTCCTACTCCTGTTTCTTCATATTGAGCTGCTAATATTTGTAATTGTAAGGTTGCTGGCAATATTACACTTGCTGCTATTCCTTCTCCGGCTGACGGTAAAGCAGGTGTTGAATTAGTTCTTCCTGTTTGGTTTATATCGTATTGTGGAGCAACTGTTCCTAATTGTCCTTGTAAAAGAAAATTAAAATTATCTGTTAATGTAGTTCCTGAGCCTGCTTGTGCGTTTGCTACAGTTTGTATACCTGTTGTTAGTGTTCCAAATTTTGCTTGGAAATCTGCGGTTGCTATTAAATCATTAATTGGAGTAGCACTGCTTGTAAAATCTTGTATTAGTGTATAGCTAAAATGTACAGTAGTTGGTCCTGTTGTTTGGTCAGGCAAACTCGAACCGCTCCACGAGTCATGTTCAAATGTAAATGAAAAATCTATTGTTGCTCCTATTACTAAAGAGCTTTCAAATCCTGAAAAATTAATTCTAAAAGCACTATCATTTATAGTGGTTGAAAAACCAAATGCTGTAAAGCTTGATTGAGCTGTTGTAACAGGTAATGTTTCTTCACCAATTTGAGATTGACTTAATGATGTAGTATAACTAAGTGTTAATGGTTGATTGAAAGTATCTTTCAAATCAAACCCTTCAACATAGTTTCCATAAACCAATCTATTAGCCATAAGTGTTTGTGCTTTTGCTAACGTTGGTACATTATCATATAATCTTAATATTTCACTTTCAGGTAAAACAGAAAAGATTTTACTTTCAGTAAACGTAAATGTGTAAAAAGTGTTGTCTGATAATCCTTCTTCTGCTTTACTTATTCTTTCAATAACCTTAATGGTTGAATCATTAGCCTCTTTATATAAAATATCAATTCCTTTTACTAATTCACTTCCTGAGTTGTAAGTTACTATAGCGGCATTATACTTGTTTTCCATTCCCTCATTAGCAAAACTTTGAGCACTAAAATTAAAAGCTTTAGGCGCAAAAGCTGGTTCACTAAATTGTGAGGTTGCCGAATATTCAGCGTTAGCATATTTGTATCTATAACCAAAACAAATAAAGTTGTCGGTCATATATGAATCCTCGTTATTAGCTTGTATTAATTGAAATGTTGGCGCTTGTAAAGGAGGTTGTTTTACTACTAATATCTCTCTTCTATCAAATTGGTCCTGTTGGTTTCCTGAAGTGTTAGCTGTTGGATTTTGATAGTTTCTATCTATGTTTATTACTCTAGGTGGGTTTACATTATCTGTAAAAAACAAAAGATTATCTATCTTATCAACTCCAGTTATTAAAAAAGATGGATTAAAATTAAGTGTTGTATTTACACCACCACCATTATCAATACTAATAATGTGATATGTTATCCCTCCGGTCCTTACATTATAAGATACTATTAAATCAAGTTTTCCTGTTACACCTTGTGTAAAAGCAGGGTCGTGTACAAACCAATAAATTGTTTCATTAGCACTATCTTCAAAAGAACCAATACATCTTGCGGAGTTGCTAAGCTTAGTCCCGTTGGTGTAAGCTAATTCTGTAAGTTTCGTATTTCCTTTAGAGTTTTCTACTGAACCTATTTCTGATTGCTCAGTTGAACCTAGTCTTACGTTAATAGCATTTGTATATTCACCATTTGGTAAAAGCCTTTCTTCAAGGCTTTTATTCATACGGCCCGCTATAAAATTTCTTTGAAGATTTGCCATTTTATTTTATCCACTTATTCTCCCCTCTTAAATTCATAAGCAATCTACTTGGGTGAATGTTATTCAATCTAATCTTAGCGTTTCTAAGTAAAGCTTGTTTATCTTTTCTTGCTCTATTCACTATATATTCTTGTACTCCAAATTTATTATTTAATAATGAATATTTTATGTATGCGTATAGATAATCTTCAAATAATTTATTTACTTTAATATTTGCATCATTACCACTTTCCATACCATCCGAAATATATTGTAGTATACATTGTTGATTAGCCATAGTTGAATCAAAATTAATCACTCCATTAGCTTTGTCTATAGTAAAAGTAGGATTAAAGTTAGCTGTTTCAGTGTTTAAACCATAACGAGCTCCTATTCTTGATTCATAAATATCATCTTCGCAATTATTACAACCAGGGTTTACTGCTTCTTCTCTTACATCATTTAGATATATACTTTTAAGTGAACCATCAGTTCTTGATGTGTCCAGTGAAGAAGTTTGAGTGTTCACATTGTTACTTCCATCGTAAGTGAAAGTAGAGCTTCCGCTCTGAACATATTGTGTAGCAGATTGAACTTGAATATTTTCAACTAAATCACGAATTACATTGTCTTTGAACAAAGATAGCTTTACCCAATTGACATAATCAGATGGTAAAACAAACTTTAAGTCATCATATACTGTTAATTCTAATGCTTTTATTTCATTTAAAGCATCGTAATTTAACTCTTGTATACCCCTTTTAGCGTGAAATAATATTTTAAAACGATTGACATTGTTAATCATCTCATGGTTTCCTTGATACATCAATAAAAAATTATTTACTATATCTGTCAAAGAAGTGTATTGATATGAACCCCAATTATTGTTTGTCGGATTTACACCGTTATTTGTATAATATTGTTTTTGATTTATATATGCCATAGTTATTTTTGATTATCTTGTTGCTGTTCATCAATTTTTCCAAATTCAAAAACATCTTTTTCTCTTATTGATATTCCTGCATACTGTAATATTTTAGCTACCAAATCATTTGCATCATCAATTGGTAATTCAAAATCCTGATAGTCGCTTGCTGTTTGGTCAAATAAAGGCTCTCCATTATATAAAGTAACATAAGTCCATTTAGGGTCTTTTGGATATCTAATATATTGTGCTTGTACATCTGAACCAGCATTTATTGTAGTTGGAAACACTGTAATAGAGTCTCCAGCTTGAGTATAAGCAGGGAAAGTTGTATTAGGAGCAGTTAATAGTGAACTATTTAATTGTGTAATTTTAGAATGTGTAACTTTTTCTGCTTCACCTAATAAGTTACCCCCTGAGTAACATAATACTTTATTTAATAAATAATAATCTGAACCGGTTGTCGTGGTTGAAGGTAAATAATAAACACTTGTACCTAATGTTTTTTGTGTTAAAAATTCTGTTACTGAGAAATAATCTATTACCTCTTCATAACCTAACTTTATATTAGCATAACCAGTACCGGATAGCCTAGCATTTTCTTCATTAACTTGTTCATTGTAATTAAAAAAATATTCGTCAAATAAATCTAACTGAGCTTGTTTAGCAAATAAGTTAAAATCACCTGGAGAAATATATCCATAGTTATTTTTATTTACTATTGCTAACACAGTATTTCTAACTGAATTTATCATTTAAAAAAGTTTAATACAAAGATACACAAAATAAAAAAGCACCCTGATTTGGGTGCTTTCTCTGTCGATAGTAAAGGAAGGATTAAACTGTTCCTATAGCGATACTAGTAAATACTAGTCCACCATCTTTCGATACTGGTACTGTTGCGTTTGTCCAAGAAGTTTCTGCTGCTGTAACCAGTGCAGTGTTTACGTTCCCAGCAAAACCTGATGTCAGTCCAGTTCCAGTAACCGTTAATTTGTGTGTTCCATTTGTAAGAAATATATCTCCCGCAGTAGAGCTTACAGTCTCTGCATAAAGAATTGAATCTGTGTTAATGTGTACATTACCGTCACTTGCTGTATCTAATGTTATATATTTTGCCATGTTAAAAAATTTATGGGTTAAACAAAAAACAAAGTTACGAATTTTTAACTAACGTTTTTAGGTGCTTGTACATATCAAGTCCATCGTCGCTTTGGAAAAATGAAGCTATAATATATAGTGGGTCTTCTCCATAAGGTATGTTACACATTTTCTTTTTATTAGACGGTGTATTATACCAGACTTCTTTTTGTTTATTTCTTAACTGCAATAAGTTTTTATCTAACATATTTTGTATGGTAGCGTTTAACTTAAGCATAGGGTCTTTTAACATCATTAAAAACCCATTAGGGTCTTGCTTAGCAAATATTAATATATCTCTTCTAAGTTCTGAAGTAGACATTCTTGTCACATCTTGCTGAAATAATACCCTACCAATAGTTTCTACTTGCTCTACATCAAGTTGTCTTGCTTCAATTAAAGCATCAACTTCTGCGTTAAGACTATCAACAACATCTTGAGCTTCTTTCTTTTTGTTTATTTCAACAAAAATACTTCCATTAGCTGGATGGTATGATAAAAATTTTTGTAATACTTGATTGTTTTTTGGAACATATAAAAATCCATCTTCAAACACTATAGGTTCTAATATTGCATTATCATCTTGCTCATCTTGAAAAGGTGAGTTTTGATTTCTTGCATATCTCAGTGGTCTATTTACACCTGTCTCTTCATCAAAATATAATAAGGGCACACGATTAGTGTGTCTTGATGCTAATATTAAAGATAAAGGAGCTACCTCTCTGGTAAGCTTATAAGTTTTGTCAACAAACTTTGGGGATGTTTTTGCGGGTTTTACTTTTAAACCACCCGACTTTTCTGTGGTTGTCTTTTCTTTATTCATTTGATTTAATTTAATTTAATTTAAAATTTAAAAAAGGGGCACATTACTGTACCCCTTTGAATTAATTACTACTGCTTAAATAAGAAGAAGTTGTTTGCACCTAGAGTACATACAGCTCTTTCACTTAAGAAGTTAACTTGCATATTATCGATATCAGATGTAGCAGCACCACCAGCAGAACCAGTAATCCAAGTCTTATATCTTCTGTCTTCAGTTTCTGAAGCTCTATATCTTACGTGCAAGAAAGGTCTCTTAGCGTTCTTACCAAGAATTTGGTCGTATACGCTAGTTGAACCAGCTGGTACTAATAAACCATTGATTTTACCAGAACCAGTATTTGTTGGTAAACCACCTCTCATAGTAGGGTCGTTTAGGTATTTCCAATCTGTTTTGTAGAAGTCGTAACCTCTTCTGAATCCAGAGAATCCTAAGTTTAATGCCATTTCTTCGTCATTGTCAAATAGACCGTATGAAGTACCACCAGCACCGTAAGAGTTCTGAGCAGCTAACATATCGTCAATGTCAAATGCGAATTGTCTGTCAACGAATAATACGTTTTCTTCAATAGCACCTTGCTTATCTAATCTACTAATAATAGAATCAAAGTCAGCTAAAGTAGTAGGGTTACCACCACTCCAAATGTTTCCTCTGTTTTCTACTGCATAGAAAATACCATCAGAACCAGCGCCTGGGTTAGCAGCACCACCTGCGCTACCTAAGATAGCGGCAGCACCAGAGTTTTGCTCTGCTGGCACAGCTTCAATCATTGCTGTTTCTAAATAGTCATCGAATCTTAATCTTGTTTCGTGCTCAGATTTTAAGTACCATAAATATCCTGTAGCTCCATCTTCAGTAGTAACTTCTACCCATCCAATTTGTGCCATATCAGAACCATTTACTGTATATGTATCTTTAATAATGATTGGTTTGTTATCGAAAATAAAGTCATTTGCTTCTAACGAACCTACCATGCCTGCTGTTCCTTTTTTAAATTCAGAACCGTAAATGAATACTGTAACGTCAGAGTTACCAACTCCAGTACCTGCAGTTACCAAACCACCTGCTTCGTAAAAGTCAGCTGTGAAGCGTCCTCTACCACCACCGGCATTGTTTACTGCACTTACAACCGCTTTGTTCATACCTGAACCATCATTTTGAACAACCACAATAGTTTGTCCAACTCTGATTACTTGCTCAGCAGTTGTTGGGTCTAATACATCATTTACTTGAAATTCTGCTTGGTCAGCATTTAATATTGCTCCTGTACCAACTTGTGTATATTTTGTGTGTAACCTACCTTGCTCTGCCCATTTAATAAGGTCTGAGTTTGTAGGCATTTCCGCTCCTACCATTCTAAGGAATGAAGAAATCGTTCTATTACCATATCTTTCGAATTCTTTTTCATACGTATCTGGTAGATACTGATTTAAGAAATCAAAATTTACAATATAGTTTTGTGCTGTTGGAGTTCTTTCTGAACTCGGCGTCAACGCAAATGTGGGTGACGCTGCAACTTGTCCTGCCATAATTTTATATTTTTATTATTATTTAACTTTTTTTAATACTCTTAATTCGCAGTCCTCGGCTTGATGGCTGAGAAACTGACTTAACTTGAAATCCTGATTTAGTTGCAACTTGAGGTGCTTGACGTTCTGACATTTCAATATTTTTAGTCTTACGCATTACATCATCTGTTGCTTGTGATTTACCTTGTTCGTAAAAAAACTTTGCAAACCCTTCAGGATTCATTGCAACAGCTAAAGCTTTATGGTATCCTTCTGCATCTTTAATATAGCCTTCAGTATCCATAAACTTATTTAATAAGTTCATAGGAGTTTGATGAGCTTTTTTAATGTCAGAAACACTACCAGGAGAATATACATAATCTGTTTCACCAATATTGAATTTAAAACCTTTAAACTCTGGACTTAAAACTTCATTTGTTTTTTTCTCAAACCACTGAGATTTTTTTTCATTCTCAGCATAAGTAACTTTTGCTGTTTCCATGTATTGCCTGTACTGAATTATTTCGTCATTATCAACAGCGGCAGAACTTTCCCTTGACTCAAGGGGCTGTTTGTATAAATCTTGCTGTTCACGTAGAAACTTTTTAGCTTTAGCAATCTCTTTTTTCTTTGCTAATTTTAATTTTTTAATTTCCGAAGGTTCATGAGTTTCCTCACTATAATCGAATTCTTCTAACAAAGATGTTATGTCATCAGAATCTAATCCTTCTTCTGTAATTGTATAATACTCTCTTAGCAAAGCATCTGAACTTAAATCGGAATAATCTTTTTGCAATTTTGCAAAATCATTAAAACCACGTCCAGTTTCTTTTTTATACTTTAGGTAAGCAGCTACATCTTCAGGAAGCGGTTCGCTTTCTTCACGAGTGCTAACTAACTCATCAATAGAGTTAATTTCCTTACCATATCTTTTTCCAATATATGAAAGAACTTCATCTTCAGCTAACTCCTTTTCAACGGGAGGTTGCTCTTCAACAGGAGGAGTTTCAATCTCTTCCTTTATTTCTTGTTGTACTTCTTCTTTTTCTTGTACATCTTCAACTTGATTTGTGTCGAGTGCGACACTTTCAGTATTTTTTTCAACAGCTTCTAGTTTTTGCTCGTGCTTTTCTAAAAGCTCTTGTTCTATTTGCTGACTAGATTTTTCTTCTACGTCAGTTACTTCTCTTACTTTAATTTCCATTAGATTTAATTTAATTTATTTGCAAAGTTACACAAAATTTAAACACATTATCTAGGTTCATACTCAGCTAAATCAAACCCATCTAAAGTATCTTCGTTTGATTCGAATTTTTTAGGAGGTAAATTATTTTTTCTTTGAGTTATAAGCTCTGATTGTTGTGTATTTTGTTGACTAATTCTATTAGCTTTAGCTTTTTCTTTATCCTGCTCACGTTGACTTATTTGTGATTGACTCATTCCTTGAAGCTGCAGGTTATAGTTAAACTCTTGCTGCATTAGCTGGGCTTTTAAATTAGCCTCACCTTTTAATTTTTCTAATTCAAATGCAATATCTGCTTGTCTGTATTGAATTTTAGCTTGAGCTTCTGCTTCAATTTTTTGTAACGCTACTTGTGCAGCCATTTGTTGTGATTGCATTTGTTGTTGCAACACAGCTTGCTGTTTCTGTTGGTCTTTCTTTTTATCTTCTTCTTGTTTAGCTTTACGTTTTACTTTTAATAATTGATTAGCAAGCTTAAGATTTTTAATCTCACGTATATCAATAGCATCTTCTAAATTAATGTCTTGTTTTGATAAAGCCATTTGAATATTTTGTTCCAACATAGCTTGTTGCTCTTCATCAGGAGATACTTCTATAAATACACCAAAGTCGTATATATATAAATCTGATATTTCATTAAGTATACTTACATTATATCTGCCTATCTTATTTATAAAGTCCTCTTTGAAATCAGAATATTCTAAAATATCCGCTACCCTATAAGTTAAGGCTTCAGCTAACGTTCTATATATGTAAAGGCTTCCGTCTAATATATGACGAGTAGCGGTATTAGAACTTAATGCTGCTAACTTTTGTACACCTACTAAAGCATCTGAATTTGCTATAGTACCGTCTCTCGCTTCATTTAAGCCTGTTACAGCTCGAATCATATCTAAGTAGTGGTTAAGGTTACCTATAAGCATAGAGGCTTTAGAAGCGCCTGAATTGCTTGTAAGCTGTTGTATAGGAACTTTAGCTTGATTAAAGTCACCTTCTTGCGTATAACTTCTACCAATAACAGAACCTGTTTGAAAATATAACCTTAAAGCATCTTCCGGGTTATATGCTGCGCCTGTACCCAAATCTACTTCATTCAATCCATCTGCATCTATATACACACCATCCGGCACTGTTCTAGCAATAACTTGTTGTAATTTCAAATGAGTCATTTGTATAAGGTCTGCATAAGGAATCATTCTTCTTACAAGAGATTCAATTACGCCTTTATACATTCTCGGTGCAACTGCTACATAATTTGGTATAGCGTGCTGTGATGATGACTTTGGTCTTACCATGTTTTTAGCAAGCTCCCATTTTAATATAATGTTTGTTCCCATAACCATTACACCATCATACCAAACATCAATTGTTTTTTCTACTTTTTCAAACTTACCTTCTTCCATCATTTCTTCTGGAGGATTAAAACTATCATCCTTTTCTATCATACTAATATTACCATTATCTTTTACTTTCTTTTTATAAACCATCTTCTTTGTGGTTTTATAATTAAAGTACATTAATGTTGCAGTATCTCTATAAAATATATCGTTCTCATAAAACTGAGCTGTGTTATAATAATCATACCAGCTTTGGCTATACTGAGATATTTTTTCTAAATCATCATTTGTTAATGTAGGGTCAATTTTAATTAGCTCGGCAATAGGAACTGTTTTGATTTCACCCCAATAAAAACAATCTTTAAAATGAGGGTCTTCTGTGTAACTATAAACCATGTTTGCAGGGTCAACATAAGATATACCTACACCTGCTCCTGGTAAAAACTCATGCTTTGCTACAGCCATACCTGTAACCATTATATCATAATCTAATCTTTTACGTACATCAACATAATGATTCTCTTCAAACATTGTATTAATAGCTTCTTCTTCAGCAATTTCAATTGCAGGTTTGTATTTAAGGTTCATATAAAGAGATAACTCTTCATCATTTTGCGGTAAATCATCAGGATTCATAGTGAAAGCATTAAATCCTGTTTTATTTAATACGGTAGACAAAACATCTTTTGCTGCCATTTCACCTTCTATAGTTTTTTGAAATTCACTTCTTTCTTTTTGAGATAAAGCGTCTTGTGCAAAAGCGTTTACTTTGAATAATCTATCTGACATTCCATTTACAACTATGTCGACAAACTTAGGTATTATAGGAACTGGAGTCCAATCTAAATTTAAATAAGATAAATCACCATCTACAGCTAATTCATTTTTATACTTTGCTATAGATTGTTCGCCACGTGCGTATAATCTTAATCTATTGAAATCCCTCCATTGACTGTAGTACCTACATCCGTTAGAATCTTTACGAAACCATTCATATTGAATAGCTTGTCCTATTTGTAATCCAAACTCATCGGTTGCTTTCTCAGCATCAGATACAAACTGACTAGGGAATCCTACAGATGAAATGTTAATATTTACCTCTTTCATCTAATTAATTCACTTAATATTCCTTTATTATTATATGTTGCAAAGTTAAGACTTATTTTTGATTGTTTTTTTTCTGGAAGATAAACATTCTTTTGATTAGCCATTATAGCAAGACCTGAACTTATACTAGCATCAAACTTAGTTCTATTACTTATATCAAACCTTGCCCAGTCTTCTAGGGTTCTTGTAAAATACATAGAGCCCATCTCATCTGAAGACCTATAAACTGAGTCTAAATCTATGCCAACGTACTTCTCTATGTATGATTCTATAGCTGCTGCGTGTGATTGTTTTACATCTTCAGAAGTGTTCGGTATACCACCAAGCTCTTTTTCTGTCTTTGATAATTTGTTGTAATGCTTGTCAGGTCTGTTCATGCTAAACCCTCTATACCCTCTGTTTTTAAAATGATACAGTAATCTAGGTTTGTTATTCTCTACCAATATTGGCATACTATAAAATACACAAGCCATCAATACATCTTCAAAAAATATCTCGGCCGTTTGTGGTCTTGAAACATATTCTAAAAAAAACTCATTACTAGGAGCTTCTTCCATATTGTATTTAGTTAAACCATGCAACGCTCCATTAGAACCTCCACCTCCTACTGTTCCAGAAATATCATAACTATCACAACCAAACGCCCCTATATGCTCATTTACTGGAAAAAAGATTCCATGCTTTGATATTTTTTTATTAGTAAGCCCTTTGTTTGGAGTCCAGGAAACTTTAAACCTACCTCTTGAGTCCGGAGTCCATATTACTTCTGAGTCTTTTACACCGTCTTTCCAATAAAACCTACCCTGAGTAACGTGCTGAGGCATAATTAAAGAATCATTGTAATCAATCTGCTGATATATTTTAGATAAATTAAATAATGAAGACTTACTTTCATCTCTAAATGCGTGTGATTCTGTTCTTGGAAACTGTCTATAAAATTCATTTAAAGCATCTGCATCTTTTTTGAGTGAATCCACTTCTGCCTCCCAATAGTCTATTGCTCCATTTGTAATCCATTCACCGTCTACACCGGCAACTGGTTTGCTAGGTTTATAAAATACCGGCATACCATATCTATCTATGAACCCTTCCATATTCCATTCCATAGGAACAAATAAAGAATATAAACCTGATTTTGTTTGTCCATTTGCATTTCTATTTAATACATTTGAATCTTCATATAGCTTTTTAAAATTATTACCACCTTTATCAAGAGCATTTGAAGTAGAACCCATCATACATTTACCAATAATTTTACTTCCTAATCTTAAACAAGTTTTAGTTACACGCCAGTTATTTAAAATATTATTAGGTTTTATCCATTTACCAGATTCATCATGTACAAGAAGTAAAAGCTTTTCACCATCATAAGAGTTGTCATCTGTATTTTTCCAGTCAATAGTTGTATCAAGTCCAGTTAACTCTTCATCAAAACTATCATACATATTTTTCTTTGTAATCTTAGAAGCTGGTATTCTAAAAGCTAATTCTGTTTTTGGTTTATCCATACCATCTTGTATGGGTTTGAAAAAGAATGGCAGTCTGTTTGCAATAGGCACAACTTTATCTGTAAACATTTTTTTAGCATCAGCACCTGTCTTTGATAATATACCAACCCTAGAATCTTTTACTAAAGTTCCTGTGTTTACACATTCTGATGACCCCATAAAAGAAAAACCTGAACGTCTTATTTTTAAATAATCCATTCCAAAACATCTATTATCAGCCTTACAAGCCTCCCAGTATAAAAAGAATATTCTGTTTGCTTCTCTAAAATCAGGATACCCCACATCAATACTTGTCCATTGTAAATACATATAATGAGCACCTGTAATGTATGTAGGTTTTCCGTTGTTGTAAAACCAAAATCCAAGTTCTCTTCTATCAAATTCTTCTTCGATATAATCCACCCACTTGTTTTTAAAAAGAGGAGGCCTTTCATTCCATTGAAATATAGAATTAATTCTAGTTAAATCTTTTGGAAGCTCATGCCTTTCCCAGTATTGTTTTTCTTTTTTATCTGAGCGTTTATATATTGTTTCAGCTTCTTTAGGTAAGGCAATAGCTAATCCATTTATATTTATTATAGTTCCTATCTGGCCCGACTTGCTTATAACTACTACATCATACTTTTCATTATAGCCATACAGCCATGTCTTAGCTCTATTTTTTTTTGCAAAAACAGCTTTAGGTATGTAATCTTTTATTACGTGATATAAATTATTTTGACCTTCGTTCAGCAAACCCTTGTTTTGTATTTGTTTTATCTACGTGTCCTCCAGAGTTTATTACCTCTTCCTCTGAATCTATTTTATTTAGAATCTCAAACGCATCAAATATAGCAAGCTTCTTTGTTGCTGCTGCGTTCTTTAATCTATCTGCCGCCAGTTCATCATCAGGGTCGGGCTTTATAATATCTTCTTTAGCAACTTTTATTAGTTGCTCAACAGCTCTACGACCTGCGTGAATAATTTCTTTTTTTAATTCCTCTGAGTTCATAATACCATTGTTATTTGGTGGTCATACATTCTATACAACTTCTCATCATCTACCATAAATTCATATTCACTATCTGGTTTAAAAGATATTTTATCTCCTTTGTTTACTCCTTGTGAAGATAAATATTTGTTTGGGTATTTCATAATACCAACAAGAGGTTCTTCAGTTCCCAGCTTTGATATAAATGATTCTTCTTTTTCTACAGGTTTTACAAAACAATACCTGTCATGACAATGCCACATATCATCTTGTTTGTACATAAAAAACTGGTCATTCTCAATAAAGAATAAATTGTCTTTAAAAAAACTTTTACCAGATTTTACTCTTCCCTTCATGTCATTGTAAAACTTAAAGACATTATGATGTACAAGAAGTATATCGCCAACTTTTATTGGCCCATCATAACCAAGAGGCACTGCCACTACTACACCTTGTCTGTTTGAAGCTTTGTAATTTTCTTCTGAGGTGCTAGTAATAAACTCCATGCCCTCTATGTTTTTTGTATTTGTATACCTTTTGTCATCTAAAGGTTTTACAATAAAATAAAATGGTGACCTCATTAAAAATTAATATTATATTCTATCGAGACGGGCATATTAGAGTTAAACTCTTTCCACAAAAAAATCTCGTCATTGTGTTGTATCCAAATCTTAATACTATCTGATTGCTGTACGTGCTGTATTAAATGTATTACGTATTTACCTCCTAATACCTCTTGACCTACTATGTAGTGCATTGCACTAGACTTATAGTCTTGGCCAATAGAGATTTTTCTTATATCCATTAGATTAAATTTAATTAATACAAAGATATAAATTATTTACCTGCCCTGACCTTTATATCTTTTGAGGTAATTTTTAGATGATTTAAGTTTAGATGATTTTGTTTTTGCGTGTACACCAGGTCTACGCTTTTTTGGTCTTTCGATATATGCGAAAGCAATATTACGAGCCATTTTTTTGAATTGATTTAAATTTCTCCGCTCCTCTTGAGCCGAAGTATGCTACATAAACAGTAATTAATAAAGATTTAAGAAGGTCAACCCACCCACTGTCTACATCAAACCATCCGCCTGTTGAGTCAACAAATATTAATACCACCATTGATATTGTTAAAAATATTAAAGCCAGTGGTCTAGTATTTTTGGATAACCAAGAATCACTCTGCATATCACTGGCCCAGCGTTTAGATACTTCTTGCATTTCAATAGTATCTTGCTGTAGTAAGGCTAATGCTTTTTCTTTATCTTCAGCTGGAAGTACAGGGTCTTTCTTAATTAAGTTTTTAACTACACCCATTACTCCTTTGTCTGGAAGTACATCTCCAAAAGAATCTATAATGGAAGAACCAGCTCCTGATAAGAACTTGCCTACTTTTGTGTCTTTAAATTTTTTCTTACTCATATAACCATGTATTTAGATTTACCATTTTCTATATATGCTTTTAAACATCTTCCTCTATTCTCGTCTGGACTTACATAAGATACGTGCACCCAATCAGGATTATTGTCATTACCAAACTCCCATATCATCTGGTCAAAGTTTAAGTTTTCTTTTATGTAGTTATACATTTCGGCGTTTGTTTTATGGCCGAATGTATCGTCTAAATCAATCGCTCTACCCTGGCAATGTTGTGACTTGTCACTTCCGCCGATAGCAGTATTCAAATCTGGATTTCTGTAAAATGAATTTATTTTAATTGGCCCTCCTACCCACTCACGCAGTGGTTCAAATATATGCTTTGCAACAGCTTCCATATTAGAAAGCGCATAAGCATCAGGAGTATTATCAATATCCAGTCTTAATGCTGTATTTGATTTGACTGCTTCTTTGTAAGATATATGTGGGCTTATTTTTTTAATAACTGGTAAACTTTAATGATGGTATAAACTATAGTTGCTAAAAGCAAAATGCTTTGCAACACTTCATTTATTTCAACTACACTGATTGCCAAAACCGTTATACCAAGTACCGTAGGTTCAAAATCTAAATTCATGTTATTCTGTGTCATCATTAATAGGTTCAACTAAATCCCAATCTTGAGTTTCCTCATTCCAGCTATATAGGTTATCGTCCTCTGGCATTGGCGTTGGGGCTTGCCAATCACTGTTATCGTCTAAAGACCAACTTGGAAAAGGTTGCGGTGCAACAAAGACATCTTTGTCAGGGTCGTAAGTATAACCAACTCCAGCAAATTGTTTTCTTATGTTATGATTGTAAGAAGTTTGTTTCCAGTTTGCGTGGCCAAATAAGGTCTCACAAAACTGAACGCCTTTTTCTTCATACTCATTTCCATCAGCTCCAAGCAGTTCATTGTTGTGTACAACAATTACTTGTAGTACTGTGTTGTTATCATCAAGTTCTGCAAAATGTGCCATAATTTATTTTTTACAAAATTAATTAAATTTTATTTACGAATGTACGTATGTTCCACTACCTGTATATGTTAATACGGTTTCAGTTCCTACTGTCGTTACAGTCGGTGAACCAGTTGTACTTCCAGAGTAATCAGACGTGTTCATTCTTAGTATTACTACACCAGAACCTCCTACACCACCTATTCTTGCTGAATCAAGTCCAGAACCACCACCTCCACCAGCTCCTCCACCAGTGTTTACAACTCCTGCATTAGGAGTTCCAGTTGTAACTCCTGCTCCACCTCCGTGTTTTCCTAATCCAACAGGGCCACCTCCAGTATAACTTCCACCTCCACCTCCACCAGCATAACCACTATTGCTTCCTGTAATTGCAGATGTAAGTCCATTACCTCCGTCTGCCCCTCCAGCTCCTGGAGGCACTTGCCCAGCTTGAGTAGCTCCACCACCTCCACCAGCACTGTCACCGTTACTTACATTTGATGCTCCACCAGCGAATCCTTGATTAGCTGTTCCGCTACCACCTGGTTTATTTGGACCTCTTGAACCTCCACCACCAGAACCACCATCTCTTCCTGGCTGTATGTCTGGGACTTGAGCAGAAACACCTGTTCCTCCTCCACCACCACCTACAGTAGTAATAGATACTAAACCTGTTATTGATGAAACCGAACCATCTCCACCTGGCGCCCAAGTAGGTGTATAAGTACCAGCTATACCACCTCCACCTACTGTAATTGTGTAAGTACCGGATGCTAAGGTTAAATTGCTTTCTGCGCTTGCACCACCTCCAGAAGTAAGCCCGTACGAAGTTCTTAATCCTCCAGCTCCACCTCCAGCTCCTTCATTAAAACCTCCACCACCTCCACCAGCGGCTACTAAAAACGCCATTTCTCCAGATGGTATAGCGTATTGCACTGGGTTTTCTTTAAAGGCCATGTAGATGTAAGTTCCTCCTGATGCGTTTATATAGGCGCTTGATTCTGTAATTACAAATCCTGTTGAAGTTGTGTTTAATGGTGTTTCACTTGTAACTTCTGCTCCATCTGTATTGGCAGCTAAAAGATAATCAGAATTACCTCTTGTACTATCCATAATATTCCAATTTGTGCCACCTGCATCAGTTCTTTTAATCATTATCCAGCTTGGCTGAAACCCTGTTGTTACAGTTGGACCAGATGAACTCCCATTACCAGTATAACTTCCAATCTTGCTAAATCCTGATATAGAAGCAAAACAGTAGGTAATAAATGTAGCACCTACACTCACAGTTTGCCCATCTTTAATAGAAAAAACTGATGCTGTTGGTTCAGTATTAGCCCAAACATTTGTTGTTGAAAATTCTGCAGCCGTGTCGTTAAGATACAAAGATTTACCTGCACCTGATATAGAATTATAAACATACCAATTATCTACAGATGATGTTGATTTAATAATAATCAAATCAGGTTTTACACCAAGTCCGTGACCAAAACTATTGACAGTGTTAAGACCTCCTGATGCTGTTCCTTGAACAATACTGAACCCAGCTGCTTGATTGGCGCTAACTACCGATTGTGATGAACCATCTGTGTTAATTGTAGGACTTGGATTTGCCTTCCAGTTCCAAGTAACAAAATCTGAACCAGCTTGATTTACAGAAGGGTCACTACCTATAGTAAACCCATCTGTGTCGAAAGAGGTAAATCTATTTGTATCAGGTCCATTTTGTGCTGCAGTTAAATTACTATGTATTCTAAATGCTGCTCCTCTCAGTGAATCCATATTATAATGATTATCAACAAACGACCTTTGTTTCATCCAAACATAATTAGGGCTAAAACCTAATCCTGTTATAGATTGAGAACTACCAGTCCCTGTATATAATTTATTTGCAAAACTATCCGCTAATACTGGCGCAGCAGATTGGTCTGCAGCAAAGGCTATGTAAAGAAATGTACCTCCTGATGCGTTAACACCTGCACCTGATGTAGCTATTTGAAAACCATTAGATAAATAATTTACTGAATAACCAGATGTTAATTCAGATTGAGTTAAATTAGGAAAAAGTGCTTTATCTCTAGGATTAGATGTTGACCTTTTATTATCAGTCATAGACCAGTTATCAGCAGTGTCAGTCCTTTTAATTATAACAAACGCAGGCTCAAATCCTGTGTTTATAATTGGCCCATTATCTGAACCATTCCCTGTGTATGAACCTGTTTTTGAATATCCTGCTACTGATTTAAAAGCATACGCTATAATTGAAGAGGTTCTATTTGTATCTCCGTAAGCTGCTAAAGTTATAACTGAAGAATTTGGAAGCGTTCCATTAAAAGCGTTAATAGTTAATTCAGCGTGAGAATCTTGAAGTGATAATACTTTATTTGCTGGGTCAGATAATTGGTTACTATAAACTTTCCATCCTGCAGCGCCAACTAAAGGTTTAAATATTATTAATTCTGGAGTAGAGCCAAGTCCGTGACCAACAGTTGCCCCTGCTGTTAAATTCCCAGTATAATTTATAATAGAAAACCCAGCCTTTGTATTTGCTTGCACTGTACTTGTAATCGTTCCATCCGTATTACTACTCGTAGTTCCTCCGTTAGCTTTCCAACACCAAGCGACATAAGGCCCTCTAGTTGAATCATTAACAACACCACCCCCATCTGTACCTAAAGTAAATCCATCACTATCAAAAGAAGTAAAACCAGTTGGCCTATTTGCTTGAGCGTTTATTGAGTTTGATGATAAATCGTTACCTGCGCCTCTTGTTGAATCGTTCCATATATGTGATTCACCATTATTTCTATCTTTTATCCAAACTAAATCAGGTTGAAATCCTACACCTGTAATAGCATGGGTAGCACTTGTACCGTTATACAATACCGTATTAAAATTCTCACTTGGCACTGGCGGTAAATCTTCGGATTGTAAATCTCTCCATTCGCCCCCATCCCAAAACTCTACTAAGTTAGTAGTCGTGTTATATCTCCACTCACCTGTGCTTGGACTAGTCGGTCTCTCTGCAGTTGTTCCACTAGGCAACTGTAAAGCAGTGTTTAAACTTGCTAAGTCAAAGAAATCCGGTGATGTAATTTTTGTTGTTGCCATATCTATTATTTAAAAGCCATGTATATATAATTTTGTCCATTTCCATTTGTCATACCACTTGATGCTGGCACTGTAAATCCATCACTATCAAAAGAAAAAGTAAATGATTGAGCTGTAGCATCAGTGTTTGCTGTAGTGTAATTGTTTGATAAAGCTGAGGTAAATATAGGCCAGTCCTCCGGCCCAGCAGAAGTACATTTTATCATTACCCAGCTTGGCTGAAACCCAAGTCCAGTAATTGAATTACTACTTCCAGTTCCTGTATACGTTCCAATTTTAGAATAACCAGCAACAGAATGAAAACAATAAGCAAGCATGTTTTGTCCAGAACCATTTGTACCAACATAAGTTCCTAAGCTAAATACAGAACTTGTAGGCTGTGTTGAGTTCCAGGGACTCCCCGATTGAGACCACTGGTTAGCATTAAAATCTGAATATGCAAGAACATCATTTAAAACACTTGAACCTGTAGTCCAACTATAATTACCACTATAATTTTTAACAATGATAAACTCTGGCGCTGAACTTAACCCATGACCAACAGTTGCATTGCTTCCTGTTCCAGTCCATGTTACAATACTAAAACCTAAATTTGTATTTGCTTGTACTGTACTTGTAATACTTCCATTTGTATTTGATGTATTATTACCTCCATTCCCTTGCCAACAGAAAGCTATGTAAGAATTTCCATTAACGTTTACATTTCCATTATTATTAGTTCCTACAGTAAATCCATCTGAATCAAAACTTACTAAATCTGTTCCAGCTGGTGACGGAGCTTCTTGCGCTGAGCTATTTGAATATAATACCCCATCTCTACCTCTATTGCTGTCAACTAATACATTATTAGCTACATTACTTGTATTTTTCATCCAAACAAAATCAGGCTGAAAGCCTAATCCTGTGATAGATTGAGTTGAACCAGTTCCTGTGTAAGTAAGAGCTTTAAAATAAACAGGTACAACAACATTATTAATTTTTTGCCAAGACGTTCCGCTATAATACTCTTCACAAGAAGCAGAACCATCTGAAGTTTCATTTGTGTTATTTCTGATTTGTCCAGCTGCAGCAGTTGGTCTATTTAACTCTGTTCCACTAGGAATCTTTAGTCCACTCTCTGAAGCAGCTTCATTTAAATCTACTAACTCTCCTCTTACTTTAGTTGTTGCCATTTTAATCTATAATTTTTAAATCCCAGCTTTGTGTTTCTTCATCCCAAATATACGAATTTCCGTCATTAGGATAATCTATTGGAGACGACCAAACAGACGCTAAAACTTTATTCAAACCAACCTCAACATCTTTTACAATCCAGCTTGGGTATGGTTTAGGGCCGACAAGATAGGTAGTTGTCCACTCTTGAGCTTCCTCATTCCAATAATCTTTTCCTTCTACTTTTTCTACTGGAGCTGTCCATCCTGTCTCTGTGCTCCAAGTCCAACTTGGGTATGGTGGCTCTTGATTATAAGGCTGGGATAAATATAAATAATCTACCCACTCTGTCGTATCTTCTTTCCACCAGGTTTCTCCCTCTGGTTTTTCTACAGGACTTTCCCATAAACAAGTATCTTCATTTAGAGTCCAAGACTCAAATGGTTGAGGTGCATAAAAAGCATCTCTTACAGGGTCGTAAGTATACCCTACCCCTGCATAATTTTTTCTAAAAGGTGTACCGCCATTTTGGTGAACACCACCTATTGTGTTATAAGAAGTTCTCTTGCATAGTCCGCCTTTCCCGTAATACCCTTCCCAGTAAACTGTATTGTCTATAACCTCTGGTGGAAGCGCATGAAGCTCTTCAAGTTTAGCTTGAACCTGCGCATCTATAGCTGCAACTTCTTCTTTAGGTAAGGCTTGTCCTGTCTCTTGGTCAACCCTACTAGCTTCTAAATCTTTTATTTCCTGCTCAATCGTTTCATCACTAGCAGATTTCTCATACGTCTCTAGAACTCCAGTAATTACTCCAGTAACTACGCAAAGACTTTTGTCTATTTCTTCTTGCTTGCTATCTATCTCTGCTTGCTTTGCTTCAATAGCAGCTGTATCATCCTGAGTCGGCTCTTCAATAGAAGTAAGCGTACCCATCTCATTCCATAATACTTCAAGCTCCTCTCTTAGAGTTCCTGTAGTTGCGTCGTTATTTAAAAATGCGTAATGTGCCATATTAACTAAAACTTACTGTATCGCTACCCGCAGTAAACGATGTTATTTTATCACTACCATCCGTAGTGGTTGAACTTGTTAAACCTGCTCCTACTGTTATTGTATAGGTGTTAGGGTATCTTATTATTACAATACCGCTTCCACCATTTCCTCCATCTGCTCTTCCTCCACCACCAGAATTAGCTACACCATTAGCCACAGAAGCCCCTCCTCCTCCTCCTCCAGTTGGATTTGGACTTAAAGTAGCACTAGGAGCGGCATAATATGCACTTCCCCCTGAAGCATAAGTTACTGAACTTCCTGTTATTGAGACTGCTAAACCATCACCCCCAATACCTCCATTACTTGCTAAATTAACACCAGCACCGTAACCATTATTTCCAGTTCCTCCAGCACCTCCACCCCCACCATTACCATAACCTCCATCATATCCTTGATTAGCTGTACCGCTACCACCAGTAGAAAGTTGTGTTTCTCCAGAACCACCACCAGAACCACCAGTTAAACCTACATTTGTCGTTCGATTCCCTCCTCCACCGCCTAAAGATGTAATTGTTGTGATTCCTGTAGCTGAAATAGATGAATCAACCCCATTAGCACCTGAAGCTGCTACTGTTGCACCAGCACCTCCACTACCAACTGTTACGGTGTAATTTGTAGAAAGAGCAATACCTATTTGACTTTCATTGGAACTTCCTCCACCAGATGTGCTTCCGTATGAAGTTCGCAGACCACCCGCACCACCTCCTCCTGGTGCAGAAAATGCTCCACCTCCTCCACCAGCTACGACTAAAAAGTCTGCTTGAAAAGCTACGCTAGGTGTAGCCGCTCCTTCGGATAATCTTTTCCAATCTGTTCCGTTGTAAAACTCTAATCTGCTATCTGTAGTATTCAAACGTAGGTCTCCAGCAACTCCAGCAGGTCTTTGAGCTGTAGTCCCTTGTGACCACACTAGACCTCCAGTGTTACCACTCATGTCAATTAAGTTTGTAGTTACTTTGTTTGTTGCCATGAGCTAAACGTTATTGTGTTATTACTACTTCTATTCCATTTGTTGCGGTTGTTGGTGGCGCTGTTGTGAACGTTAATGTTGTTCCTACTACGCTATAATTAGCTGAACCACCAGAATCTAATGAGTTCTGATATACACCGCTTATATAAATGTTAATATTGTCTGCACTACTCGGAGTAGTTGATAATGTAAATCCAGTTGTTGAATTGTTTCCTGTGAATTGGTCTTTAACAACTGTAGTTCCTGTGGCAGTGGCAGCTACTGTTATCTCTGTTGCGGAAGTCTGAGTTAATGTTATCCCTGCACCTTCAGTAAGATTAACAGTAGAATCAGTTCCTACGGCAGCATCTAATTGTAATGGAACACTAGAACCAACTTTAGTTCCAGCTTGAAGTGTGTATGTATCTCCAGTTGCAGTTGATGCAATAGATATTTCGCTTGCGCTTACTCTTGTAAGAGCGATATCTGTTCCTGCTGTTAGTGTAATAGCATCATTGCTACCATCACTTCCTGCTAGGTTTATATTTGTTGTTGCTGCTGGAACATCTACCGTATATGTTGTTCCAGTCAGAAGAGCTTTCGGTATCTGTACGTTGTCCGTACCTTGATAACCAACGAAATAATCTATGTCCGCTAGTGTTGCTCCTGTTGTAAATTGTGAAAATTTTACTGCCATTTTTTTTCTATTAAGGTGCTTGTTCTGTTATTAAATCTTGACTTCCTGTCTCACTTACCATTTGAACTCCGGTTTCAGTAACTATGTCTTCTCCTCCATAGGGCGGGGTAATACCTAATTGGTTTATCCCAATGTAATTTCCTATGGCAATTATTAAAGACATATTACCAAAGAGCTATAATGTTTGAAGCACTTGTTCCTGTTGCAAAAACTTTTCTTACATGAACTGGAAAAAACGCTCCTGTATTTATCCCAACAAACGTAACCTCGTCACCGGCTACCGTTTCTACTTTTAAATCCCCGGCTGTACCAATATATAGTACTGCTCCTTCTTGCTCACCGCCATAAATAGCGTATGCTTTAGCAGTTACCGCAAATATATTATTAGCAACTGTTAAAGTTGTGTCGTTATTTATACCAATTACAGTAGTCTGAGTACCGTCTGTGGTGTTCACGACAATCATTCCTAATTTAACACCGCTTGTTAAAAATGTAGCGTTGCTATCAATAAGTTGTGTTGCACTTCCACTGGTTGTTGTTCCAGTTGGCCCTGCAGTTCCTATATCAGGAATATCTGTATTGTCAGATTTATTTACCGACCATGCTCTTCCTGCCTGTAATTTTTGGTATGCCATTTTTAATTATTTTTTTTACTATACGGAAATAAACGATTTAGACCATCTCGTCTTCCATCGCACCCGCAATCTTTATTAAATTTTTGTGCTACTACGTCTACAGCTTTTTTAATTCCTGTGAACTTAGTAAACTTTTCTATATCATCTCCCAGTCCTCTTGACTTCATTTTGTACATAAACATTTTTCGTTTTTACACTCTTTCATCTTAAATGATATTGCAAAGATAATCTTATTCCAATTACATTTAAAATTATGTGTAATTTTTCCCCACCATCTTGCGATAGCATGAGAAGTTTTAATAAGCCATGCTCCTAGTTTCTTCATGTTATTTATTTAGCACAACCAAAGTTCTTGGCAAAATTTGCCATCTTTACAACTCTAGTTGTATATTTTTTTTCGTTTTTCATAACAGCAGATGCTGCTGAGCAAACTGATTTTCCAGGCATATTTTTCTTAGCCCAATCAGTAAACTTACCCTGATTTTTTTTCTTAATCATTATGGGTTGTTGCTTTGCCATTACTTTTTAATTAAACCTGATATGTGTTGTTTTACACTACCCTTTTCTCCATGAGATTCGTATGCCATAGAATGGTCACCACCGTAAGCGTGTCCATAAATTTTCTTAGACATAGCTTTGCTTTCGTCTCTTCTTGCTTTATAAGATTGAGACTTTTTTCCGTTCTTTGCTCCTAGAGATTCGTCTAGCCTAGCGTTATATCCTTGTTTCATAATTTAAAAATTTATAACAAAGATACTAATATTTTCCTTGTCTATTTTTTGGAGAAGATTTTGTAGAACCACCTTTTCCTGCCCACAGATTTTTGCAGGCCCAGTATCTTGCGGTTAGTTTAGATGTAGCACTGCTACACTTGTGTCTTGCTTTAAAACTTTTACGAGCTGCAGCAGAATAATTATGACCATACCCAGTAGCTCCAAAGTGTATAAGTTTTTCTTTGCCGCCCGAACAAGCTTTTACCATTTTCTTTTTACCTGCTCTGTCTGATTTCATAGGCTTGTTACAAGCCATTTTACTTTTATCTGCCATTATGCGTTTCTTACTTTTGCTGCCGACGTATTGGACACTACTGTTTTTCCTTTTCTTCCTTCCTTTTTCTTTTTACGAGCTGTTGCTGCTAGCTGTCTTTTAGAAAGCCTTCTAGCTTTAGCAAGTGGCAGACATCTGTCTGGATTCTTCTTATCCTTACTAGTTCCGCATTCACCTTTGATTTTACCATCAGTTCCTATGCGTACCCATTTTTGGTCTCTCCACTTTTTTAACTCACTCATTACTATTTATTTTTTGCAATGAATTTAGCTTTAGGGTCGGCTGCAGTTATACCTGGATTATTATCAATACCATATATAACACTTTGCATTCCTAAGTTTGGTCTTTTTCCGTTACGACCCTTTTTGCTCATTTTACTATGTTTACTCATTTCTTACTTTTTTTTGGGGCTATATACATAGTATATTCGCCTTTTTTATTTGGAGAATTTTTTTGTATTCTAAACTTTTCAGCTGCTTTAGGATTTACCTTGTAAAGACTGTCATATTTTTTTTTTGCTTTTAAAAAGACAGGGTCTTGGGTAACAGGGTCAAAACGTTTACTTAGCTTTTCTATTGCTTTGTTTTTCATTGGAATAGAATCCTTAAGTTTTTGGAGCTCTTGTTTTTTCATTTCTTACTTTTTTTTGCGTAGTTAGGGTCTTTACAATATTTACTTGCAGCCATATTTGCATAAGCAGAAGGATACGTATCAAACGTTCTTTTTGCCCAAGCTATACCTGCCGCGCATATTTTATTTTTTCGACCTGTTTTTTTTTTTGCCATTAGTTGTGTATTTCTAATTCTTTCACTTTTAATTTAAGAAAATCTAAATCTTCAATTGCTTTCGCTTGATATTTTTCTAAATACATCAATCTCATATTCTGCTCAGCATCATCAGGTAAAGCTCCTAGTTCTCCTCTAGGCCACTTAATCCTAAACTCGCTATTCATTTCTAGCTCAGACTCCATCCTCATTATACTTACCTCCATCTGCTGAATCTGACCTATTAATGTAAAATACACCCCCGCCAACGATAGTAAACCAAAACAGATGGCTACTATTGTTTTGACGTCGATGTTAAACTTTGTTGATTCAGATAACGACGCCGGCTTATCCATTATTTATAACCGGAATTAGTATTCTTCTCCATCCCGTAATCTGGATTGTTCTTTATTTTACCTTTCATCATAGCAGCAAATGAAGCTGCTTGTGCTTTTCCCACGGCGTTGTATGGAAATGTTTTTTCTCCGCCTTTATACTTTACTGTTGGCATAACCTTGTTTTTTATAGATTAACATATTAGGGTAGTCTTTCGTGTTACCCTTTGGACACGTATAATTGTATTTGTTTTTATCTAAAGAACTTTTCTCCATTATCTTTTATCCATTGGATTTTTTGTTCTTAAAGTAGCGTCAAGAATTTTTTCTTCTCTCGACCCTTTTGGTGCGTATACCAATTTTGATGTACCTGTCGAAGGGTTGTAAATCTCTACATCCCCTGGTGTTGAGTTAATTCTTCTAATTGCTGAATTACGAAATCCCACTGAGTCGTAATTATCCATTTTACGGATTCCTACTGACTTAGATTTATTTTTTTTACTGGGTCTTATTCCTTTTGGCATAATATTATTATTTTTACAAAGATACTAAATCTAATAAAATGAAATCCAAAGTAAACGACTGCCTAAAGTACTGGCGAGTCATCCGCTATTTTATTAAAGCTAAATATGGTCTAACTACTGCAGACCTAGATATGTTACTGTTTCTATATAGCGAAGATATTTTTTCAAAAGATAAGTTTGAAGAGTTTGATAATCTCCTATCTTGGGATGAAGATAGATTTGATAGACTGCTTCGTGATGGATGGATTGAAGTCTTTCGTCGTAGTCCAAAAAAATTTAAAAGCTTATATTCTCTTTCTTATAAAACCAATAGAGTTATTGGTTCTATCTATAAAAAATTATCAGGAGAGGAAATCCCTACATCTTTATCCGCTAATCCTATGTTTGCTAAAAATGTTAAGTTTAGTGATAAGGTTTACAAAAAAATGATTTTAGATATGAACAAAACTATAAGACAACAACGACGTCTTTCTCCTGAATAATGGTATAAGGCTCGTCGTTAATTATCATAGAGTAGCCAGAGCGTTTATCGTAAAATATAAAATCACCTTCATCTAAAACGTCAACTTCAGTTCCTGATTTTATTATCACTCCTTTTTTGTATCTTAGTTGGTTGGCATCTTCTGAACTAAGAAGAAGTCCTGACGAAGTTTTTATCTCCTCCTCGATTGTTTTTATAATTATATTCTTACCGATTGGTTTCATAAATTAAGGTATTAGTAAATCATCTCCAGTATTAAAATTATGTATTACTTTTGAATAATTCAAGACATTTAAACAATATTCTTCTAAATTGAAACTACCTTCAACAAAATATTGAGGGTAACTTTGCATTACATTTTTATAAAGCTTTGGATTATATTTTTTATTATTCTCATAAAGAATGACAGGTTTATTTTTTTTAAGTAATTTTTTTCCTGAACTAAATATAAAGTTTTCAGCTCCTTGTGCATCACAATGAATAAATCCTATGTTTTTTTTCTTACAATTATCAAGAGTAATTGTTTTAACTTTTTCTCCTTTCACTCCTAATCCTATTCCTCCAAAGTTGCATGGCAATTCACTTTCTTCATTATACCTTTTATAAACTTCTCCACCCCCACCATCTATATCTATCTTATTCATGTTAAAAAAACCTTTCACACAAAACATTGCTTTGTTATAAGATTTTATTTTTTTATTCAGATTATTCTCGTTTATGTTTTTAACAAGTAAATCAAATAAATTTGTTTGCGGCTCATAAGCATAAAGTTTGCTTGTATTCTTTAACAGCTTTGCATAGAATAAACTTGAAGTTCCACAGTGAGCTCCAATTTCAATAATATTCTTTTCAGGGTCGATGTAGTTTTGAATTTTTAATAGAACATTTATATCCCAATATCTTCCTTTATTAAACTCTTGTGTTATAAATGTTTCGTTTTTATACAAGTAAATTTTTCCAATAAATGTTTCAAAGCAAACCTCTGAATTATCTGCTTTCATTTCATAAGCTTTTTGAAATACTTTCTAAGAGTAAGCTCCTTTTTTCTTTTTAGCCCTCTGGCTTGAAGATAAGCGTTTTGATAATATCTCTTTACTACTTTTGATAATTTCATTTGCTACAATATTCAATAGTGGTTATAATTGTAACGCAGTCATCTGTGCAATCTACTTTCTGAAATTGCTCGACCCTATAATCTTTACATGGGTCTTCAGTTTTTGAGCAAGACGAAACAGTTAAAAATAAACTTATAAGCGCAAACAGCATTATGTAATCTATAAACTTCACTGCGTCTCGTATGTTCTTGCCATAGTTACTATAGCGTTAGTAGATAGTATTGTTACTGCAACACTCACAGCATTTTGAAGCGCTTGCTTTGTAACTTTCATTGGGTCAATAATCCCAATATCAATTAGATTACCCTCCTGGTTGTTTTTTACATCAAGGCCTATATTGTCCTCGTTATACACTCTATTGTTTTCTATTCCTGCATTACGTTGTATTTGAAGAAGCGGTTCTTTAAGCGCCCCCCCTAAAATCGCCTTGGCGATTTTTTTTGTAGAATTTTTTGAGCCTAATAACTTTAACCCTTCCTGATACAGCGCTAGCCCAGCTCCAGGTAGTATGCCTTCCTCTAGTGCTGAGCGTACTGCGCATACTGCATCATCTACTCTATCGAACAGTTCTTTCTGTTCAAGGTCGGTGTTACCACCAACATAGATTACCCCGACACCACCGGTGAGTGAAGCGATTCGAGATAGTATAAACTCCTTATCCTGTTTTTGAGTTGTTATCTTATGAGCGTCCCATAGCTGGTCTACTCTTTCTTTTATTAGTGACTGGTTAACGTGCTCATCATCCTTCAGTATAATACTTGAGTCTTTTCCTACAATTATCTTTTTAGCTCTACCTAGGTCCTGGAAAGTTATAATAGATAAATCATCCCCTGTCTTTTCAGAATAATAAGTAGCACCCACTGACAGAGCTATGTCTTGCATCAGTTCATGTTGCTTATAGCCAA